TTAATTCAGAAGTGAGAGCATCATTATATATGGGAATAGAATAACCGTTATATTTAATAGCAGATAAAGATATTGCCGCACAGATGTCCTGCCATCACCATGACTGACAACACCGACTGTTAATCCCCGCATTACCACATCCAGCAACCCCGTGTTTGCTGATAACTGAGCCATCACCCATCGCTGCCATCGCCATACGTCAACTGGTTTAATGACTGGCATATAACGCGAGACAACGCGTGAAAACATCCTGTTATCTCCGCTGTTATTACTCTTCTGCCTGAAAAACCAACGACTGGACTCACACATGAATGAAACAGATAAAAGCATCGTCTCTCTATTTATCATCGGCACGCTGATTGCCGTCGGCAAAGTGCTGGCGGGCAGTGAGCCCATCACACTGCGGCTGTTTATTGGTCGCGTGATGCTGGGAGGTTTTGTCTCAATGATGGCAGGCATTGCATTGGTACAGTTCCCCGACCTGTCGCCCGTCGCTATCAACGGTATCGGCGCCGCACTGGGCATCGCCGGTTACCAGACTATCGAACTGCTTATTCAACGCCGTGTTCGCCAACTGGGCAAAAAAAGTACACCGGAGAAAAATAACGATGCTCAATAACCCTAACCTTATTGCGTTTTTGGACATGCTGGCCTTTTCCGAAGGAACCGCAACGCATCCGCTCACCTGTAATCGTGGCTACGACGTGATTGTCACCGGGATTGATGGCAAACCAGAGATTTTCACCGACTACCGGGATCATCCATTCGCCAATGGCCGTCCGGGAAAAATCTTCAACAAGCAGGGGCAGCGATCCACGGCAGCCGGACGCTATCAGCAGCTCTACCGTTACTGGCCAGCCTACAAGACCCAGTTGGCGTTGCCGGATTTCGGACCCGATTCGCAGGATACATTGGCTATCCAGCTGATTCGGGAACAGCGTGCGCTCGACGACATTACGCAAGGCTGGCTTACCAGCGCCATTACCCGGTGCAACAACATCTGGGCCTCACTGCCGGGAGCGGGCTACGGTCAGCGCGAGCATAACACCGAGAGGCTAGTCGCCGTGTACCAGCAAGCGGGCGGGAAACTGGCATGAAAAGCGCCATGATCATCGCAGTCATCATGATTGTGCTTAGCGCAGGGGTCGGCGTGCAGTCCTGGCGGCTGCACAACGCCCGTCAGTTAAGCGACCAGCAAGCGCAGACACTGTCGTTACAACAGACAGCGCTGGATGAAAAATCCGGCCAGTTGAAAGCGTTGTCCGAACAGGCTGAACGCAACAATCTTGAACAGGCACGACTGCGCGATATGGCCGCCGAGACTCAGGCGGCGCTCTCTGAACGGCAAAAAGTGGTGATGAGGTTACAACATGAGAACGAAGCGCTTAAACGCTGGGCTGATACTGATCTGCCTGCTGATATTATCCGGCTGCGTCAGCGCCCCGCCTTCGCAGGTGGCCGTGCTTACCGTGAATGGCTGTCCCAGACTGACGCCCTGCCGGTTCCCGGCGGCCAGTCCGCAAACCAACGGTGAGCTGAACAGCCTGCTGGATGAAACCGAAGCCGCGCTGGCGACTTGCGCCGACCAGGTGGATGCCATTATTGCCTGTCAGGCAAAAAGCAATGCAATGCCCGGCGTCACGGTTGCATCAGGGTATCAACCGGGCACAGCGGCAACGCAATGATCTCCATCCCTGAGGCAAGATGAACCACAGGAAGGTAAAGCTGGGAAGCGAAGTTTCAGACTGGGACGTCAGGGCGACCGAGCCAGGAAATTGAGGTATTCCCATTCAAGCCAGTCGCTCATAGCCTTCAGCCCAAATCAGGTCGGGTTTTCAGGGCTGGAGATAGCGGCTGTTCTCGTTTCGACCCGGCGGCTACATATTGAATAGACCTGTCGTGACGGCAATAAAAAACCGCCCGCAGGCGGCCATAACTCGTTATAGTAATTAATCGTTCTCTAGCGCACGCTGAATGATATCGGCGGTCTCGGTGATTCTACTACCGATCGCATCCAGAGCGACTTGCACTCCACTTTCGCTGGCACCCTCTTTGATGATTTCGAGTATAGCTGAAACGACTATTTCTCTTTTTTCTTCATCACTTCTTGCGACATCATGCTGATCATAAAAGTAATTCTTAAGCATAAAGACTCCTTTTCATTATCAATGGACGCAGCATATCGCTAAGACTATTCTTAATAAAGCATTATCACTGGTAACCAGTGAATGACTGTTGTTATTCTCCGCGTTTATATGCCTTTCCCCTGCTCAAGCGCTGAACCTAACGCATGGAAAACTGTTTTGACTATAAGCACCGGTTCAAAGGCGACGCAGCAGGAGCCCCCGGTATATAGCCAAAAACACCGGCGATTATGCGTTGAATAACAAGCGGTGCAAAGACACCCGCAATCCACTGAAAGATACCGCAGCAGCACCAACAGTCTGGCAGCCGCTAATTATTCAACCATAGTCAGCAATAGCGGCTTACCGGAAGCTGCTTTTTTTATGCCTGAAAAATCAGTGCTCTCACCCTGCCGCCATTTTGCTGCCACTTGCCAAATTACAGGCACAAAAAAACCGCCTTGTGGCGGTCATGTTCTTTAAATTATTTTCTTATCTTACAAGGCGTTAGCACATGGTGCCCAGAGCGGGACTTGAACCCGCACAGCGCGAACGCCGAGGGATTTTAAATTCCTCGCTTTTTTGATATAAAACAATCAGTTAATTTCTTTAATCCTAATATAAGCAAACAGAAAAGCCATAAAATACATATCATTATGTTACTGTTCTTGCTAATTTTAGGAATAAAAAATCAACGGAGGCGGATATTTATTCGCAATTGATGATGAGAAAAATCGACTATCACGGAACGACAGTTTGCGTACTTGATGAAGACGAAATGCTGGACGGTTGCCCCATGCTCTCATATGCAGTTTTCAGCGATTTCGGCGGGTGGCTGGCAGTAAAGATCTGGCCGGGTATTGCTATCCCGCTGCATACTGATCCGCTGGAGACTATGGAGGATGCATTAGATGAGGTGGCTGAGGCGGTAGACTCTTAAGCGGGAGCGCGCATCAGGCTTACAATATTAATAAGCACGAAAATAATAACAATAGTGATAAATATAAATAAATTATATTTAGCCTCAATTTACCGTCTTTAAGACATGGTTCACGAATAAATATTTTGATATCTTCTGGAACTAACTCAAAGTACAGGTTACTCAATTAGAGGAATTGGTGGATAATCGCGCGCCTATTCTTTGGATTGGGGCTGATGACCTGGACTGTATAGTAATGATGTTGTGTGATAGTCGGCAAAGACTGACATCATAGATTTTATCGGGGAATATTCGCTAACATTTTCATAGCGATAACGAACGCCTTAAAAATTCTTAAGGTTTAATTACATTTCGAAACTAAAGTTATTTCCCGATTGACCGATTTATGAGCAAACTATATACAGCAACTGAGCTTACTCCCAAAGAAGATACGTCACTGATCGGTGCACCGATAGACACGCTCTGTTCACATAATAGACGACTCCTATTGAAAGACGCGTTGATCGGGACTATATAAGGAGTATGATTAGTGACCCCTGATGATAATGATTTCCCTAGCATGGAAGCGAAAGAGCCAGCAGACATACTGCATAGACGTGCAGTTAACAAATTCAATTCGCTCTACTCTGCCATCCTGGGAGAGATTAGTTCGATGCTTAAAAAAGCACGACTGCTGCCAATACCGGATTTAAGGCGTAACAATCCAACCTTTGCTGAGACAGTTACGCAACTGAAGTTTTTCCGTGACTTATCAAAAATGGCGGCTGATTTACTTAACATTGATAGGGAAGATGATTTGAGCGAGTTGGATGATTACATCCATCACGCAGATAAATTAGCGTTGGCTATTGATGCAGATGATTATGACGCACTTTGCGAAGCAATATCTGCTCTCAATGATAAGCCTTATATTTAACAAAGGAGCACCCACATGGCTGACAAATACGACTTTGATACAGTATTTAAGTTGCTTGATGAGATGGAGTCTTGCGTTAACAAAGTTAGGCAGCTTAATCAACAACTTGATGAATGCTCGCCTGCTATTCCACAAGCAGCATAATGCAATAGAAGCATAAAAACCCGGCCCGTCAGCCGGGTTTTTTATTGCCCGTACCTCCTGCGCTTTTTCGTTGCTCCTGCACTTTTCTGCAGCTCCTGCAGTATTGCCCGGCATGTGCCGGGCTTTCTGCAATCATCCATCATCCCAGCTTGTACCATGTCCACCCGGGTGCAACGCTGTACGTCAGCGCTATAGTGTCCATCGGGTGTAGGATTACTGTTCCGCCCGTCATGCCTTGCGCCGCGCCGTTTCTGCTGATCGCACTGACGTTACCAGCCCAGACGATCACGACGACATCGCGCCCGGTTATGTTTGTCACCGTCGCCCCAGATGCAGGCACTGCCGGTGTGGTAACACCCAACTGGTCGCTCTGGAATTTAATTCCCGCGCCGTTAGCCGGGTCCAATAAGCCGGAGGTTTGCGATACATTGGGGTTGATGATCAGGAAGCGATTCGTTGCACCAACGGGAGCCTGAGCCAAGTACTGAGTCCATAGACTAAACTGGCACCCGATAAATGTGTGGCCGCCAGAATTGACGGATCCGTTGTACAGCGCGATGTTGATGTTTTCGAAATCGCAACCGATGAAATTATTTGCAAAGGACACACCATTCAGGAATGACACCCCGTAGCTCGCATTACCGAAGCTGCAGGCTATGTACGACGTGAACCCGGCTTGCTCAACAACCAGCGCGCGGCCTACGTTAGTACCGGCACCGTCGGCATAGCAGTTGGCTCGCACGTTAATCAGTGAACACTGAACGCCGTAAGCCAGGCGCAGGGCCACAACATCATTGCCACCGGTTCCGCTGTTAAGAAACGCCAAATCCTGCAGGCGCGCGACGTTCAGCGGATCCGCGTAGCTGGTGTTACCAATCTGACACAAGGTTCCTGCGTGCGACGAGCGGACGCTCATCCCTTCCCAAACCAGATCAAACCAATCAGCTGAGGACTTGATAATTAGCTGAGTAACTCCAGCGGCAGCATTTGGGAATCGCAACTCAGTGCGGCCTACGCCGGCGCCGTAAATTTTGATGCCTGTAGCATCCATATTCAGCGTGACAGGGCTGTTGAAGTTGTACATGCGGGGAAGGAACTTGATCGGCCTGCCGCTAGCAAGCGAAGCAGTGAGCACACGCTGAATGGCGTTGTCATACGCTGTCTCGCCAGCCAGCAGATAATCGTCAATAACAAGGTCGGCGTGGTCATTAATCGTCGATACTCTGTCGCTAATCGCCGATACACCGCTAATCAACCCGTCGATGTCGGCTTGGACGGTCCCGCCGGAACTACCGACCATCCCAGCGCCAGTTGGTGCCGCTAGATCGCTGCGCAATGCAGCGTCGCCAACAGATACCAGGCTGATAACATCGGTGGCCCATGATGTAGCGTTAGTGCCGGTTGTCGTAAATGGTAGATCAACGTTAGCCGCCACCCGCCAGTATTCTCCATCATGTCGAATCAACTGGCTGCGCGACGTTAAAGCAAACGGACCGTTCGAATAATCCCCCACATACTGATACCCGGATTGAGTTAAAAATGTCTCAAAATCAGAGTCGAACGCGGCCATTTGTTCCGCGTGATCGGCCTCGATTCCGTGCCACGTTTTACGCTGCACGCCAAGCCTGTCCGGTGCCACACGGTTTGCTGGATCATTAACAAAGATATCCAGGTTTTGGGCGTTATCGTATAAATCCTTTGCGGCGGCGGAACCAAGGGCATTCCCGGTATTGTACGTAGTCATTTCTCTGACCTCTGAAAATAAAAAAAGCCCGCAAGGCGGGCTCAATTTTAATTGTTTGTGATGGGTTAGTTAGACATTCCCGGGGTACGCTGCACTATCGTAGTCGTAGAAGGTGGCGCGATATTCGCTGGCGGTGACCTGGCACGTTCCGTCAGTTTGGGGGCTTATATCTGAGATAATCGCGTCATATCCAACACGTGCGGAGTCGCAAAAAATTAGCCTAGGTGGTTCTATTGCAGAGTCTCCCATAACAATTGATTCGAATGTCGGCAGGTGCGGGACGGATAGCGCGTATTCGTTTATGCGGGTGGCGACCATGAGTCCCGACGCCGTTCCGTCTTGGTAACGGATGAGTGCTCGTGGATTTTCATACGACCAGTTCAGCGGTTCGCTGGTTGTGACCGTGGTTACGCCACCGGCAGTGCTCATGCTGGTGACCAGACAGGACACGGTTTCATTGCCCGGTATGTCGTCGGTAAAAATGATCCGATCACCGACGTTATAACAAAGTGCATCCAGCTCAGTTGTTGCCGTGAACGTCAGGCGCTGCTGCCGGTATTTCATCAGGCGCCGCATACCGATGCGGTACGCGTGATCTTTGTCCAGCACGCCATCGAGCGTGTAACTCTCTATTTTCAGCGGCGTCGGATTGTCTGGCGTTCGACACTGCACGGTTTCCTCAGCCCACGTTGAGCCGTTAATGTATGTGACGTCAACACCATTGTAATCATCATCTGACGGCGCTGAAAATGCGGTCTGTAGATGATCGGTGGTTTCCTGCGGGCTGATTATCCCGGTCCATGTTTTAACGCCCTCGCGCCCGACAGACGCCAGACCATCAGACAGCAGGAAATACGATTTACCCGCGGAGGTGATCTTGTTGAGCATATCAAGTACTGATACAGAGCTGGAACCACTGCTATTTGAGCTGGCGGAATCAGTCGAGTAATCAAAAAAATCACCGCCCGGCGTCCAGAGCGTAGACTCAAGTTCAGCTATCGTATCCGTGTCCATGCCAAGCCCGACAGAGTTGCCGACATGCAATAGAGCGCCAGATATCGTCCGTGCTGCGCCATCCTCATAATTACGGGTCACAACGACATTAACCCGGCGGTCAGACTGCGCCGCCAGCTTACCCCCCGTCTCTACTGTCACCCCCATGCACGTTACGCCGGCATATGATGCCGGGCGACCCGACAACCGACTGCGTAGTGCCTGCCAGTACATGCTATCGCGGGCGTTATTTTCTCCCTGCTCATTAGTTCGGCGACAGCGGACCTCTACGAGTCCAGGGCTGGAGAGGTTGATGCGCTCGGTGTACCCCATGCCATTTATGTTTTGAGCCGTGTATGTGCCGGTTTTGTTTGACCACCCAGCCTCTGAACCGTAGATGCGATACTGTATCTCCCACGACACGCTGCGCGGCTGCTTATCGCCGCTGCCGCCGAAACCACAAATGCCGTTCGGGAATGAAAAATTCACCTCAATGGCATCAGTGGTTTCGTTCTCTGGGCAGGCTAAGAACGGCCCCATCCAGCGGTTTGAGTCATTGATGCCGCTGGCAGAAAAATCCAGCACAGTGCGCGATGAATAACCTGTCCAGGTGCCATCAATAACGCCGCCAATTACCCGATCGACAGTGATCGTGTTGCCATCAACCGCATTGATTTTGTACTCACTACCGGCATGTGAGATCGCTAGCCTAGCATCACCAACAGGGATCCCGGTAAACGCTGCGCCGGTTGCGCTGTCATAAGCCAGCGTAACACTGGCGGTAACACCGGTGGATTGCGGTGTATACGATGCGATGAACAGGTCATAATCAACACCGTTGTATGTCAGCGTGACGGCCATGCCGACGGCCGGGACTATCTCTGAGAGCGCATTGCTGGTTATCCTGCTGTATGCCCCTGAGTTAGTGACGGAAACGGTCGCCGGTATTACTATTTCAACGATCGCTCCGACAACAAATGAATCTGGTAAATCATATGTTACTACGCCTGTTGAGGCGTCTGTCGTTGTGCTCAGGCCATTAAATGTGATGTCAAACCCGGCTACAGTCGCAGAACTGGCGACGATATCATCAGATGTTGGCGATGTTTGAGCCATGTCCAGACCTGAACCGGTTGATGTTCCACCGACCTCGGTCGAGTTCCACCAATTTTCGCTTCTATGATCACCTAATACATCAGCGCCGGGCGCATATTTTGTGTGGCTAAATCCATCGCCGAGGGAGCCAATCGGAGTGGCGCCAACGCGAATGTCTCCGTCATCAAACGCAAACGTACCGATCCCAAGACAGAGGAACATCTCTGTAACCATCACGGTGGGATCATCTGGTTTAAACCTGGATACCGGCTGGCAGACGTAGTCTGGATAAATTCGATAACGCCCAAACACCTCACGGATTGGGTCGCCAAGCTTGGCCGAATTAGCTTTTGCCGGGTTAAGATCCAGTGAATCACCGGATCCGACTGATGAGTAATTCAACCCACTCGCGCTGGGGGCGAAAAATAACGCATACGCAACCGAGGCGACCGCCAGCGCGATTGCCACCCATGCAACAACGCCGACGGCATATGGAACAGGATAAATTCGCACATCGCTATCCGGTGAGATATGGCAATCAAACCACTCCGACGGCTGGATGGCTTTACCGTCCACATCAATGCTGATCGGGTGGTTCATGTCGGGCCGGAATCCGCGCACATTGGATTGTAACCATTTCAGCAGCGTTGTTGCTGCGTGACCGTGTGTCTCCAGCGGTTCACTAGGTAATCTCGACGGGTAAATCCTGATAGTCATCGCCAGAACTCCAGTTTTACAAATCGACGCCTAAATCTGCCAAGCGGCAGGAACGTGACGTTAGTTTTGGGGTTGCACTCGGCTACATGTAGCCGGCTGTTAATTTCCACGACAATTCCCACGTGCGTTACTGTTGAGCCTGAATAACAGGCTACTCCAGCGCCGGCGCATGGCTCGCAGCGCTCCAGCGATAGCATCAGGTTTCTGGCCTCACGGTCGAGTCCGTCATCGTCCTTTGTAACACCGGCAAAGTCGGGCCATTCTGGCAACCCAAGATCTCGACGTATCTCATTTACAATGCCAAAACAATCAAGATAGGGGTAAGCGCGTCCGCCCTTCTGCCAGGAGACAGAACGGTATTTGTCAGGGTTAAACATGTGGTCTCCTTAACTCATGTATCTGAGCCCGGGGTAATAAGGCAGGGTGTAGCGGTGGCGCGGCCACGACGTGTCGAGGATGTTCATGTAACCGGCCTTTATCTGCACTTCTAACGCCGTCCAGTATCCCGACTTGATAGTCAGGGTATAGGGCGTAGAGGCTGGCGCCGCGAGGTCAGTAGACACGTAATTACGGTATGTGAGAGTGGCCCCGCTGAGATTATTCAGCGCATTCCTGATCGCAGTTGATACCACGCCGTTTATGTTGCCGATGGCAAACTGTAAATCCTGCGTTCCGTCGCTATTACGCGCCGGCAGAGCGATATCGATAGCGCATGCTGTGAACGTGACGACATTATCAGCCTCGGTTGTGGCCGTGACATCCTCATACCCTTTGCACAGGTAATGTACATCATCGCCTATATTTATCTGCAGGGTTTCAATAATTACCTCATCACCGGATGAGGCATACAATCTATTGAGTACCGTCATGATTCGGGCCACTCCCTGTTAATTGCCATATCGATAATGCTGCTGTTGATGATGTAGTCGGGGAACTCCCCCCATCCCGGCGGCAATATAGGCCGCTCCCACAATTCAAGCGTGGCGGTAAGTTGCCACCGACCAAACCCGATCAGCGTTGGCCCATCATAAATATCGGTAAACCGGCAAACATACGACTCAACCCCCAGTGGCGTCCGAAGGTCCATGTTAAACCAGTCTGCGCCGTCGGCGATTGCATCCCTATACCAGGCCTCGAAAAGTTCGGCCTGTATATCAGAGAAAATCCACGTTACCCCGGCCTGCGTTGGTGTTGACGTATAAAGTCGCCGCTGGCGCGATCGACCGGATGTTAATTGCGTCCTGATCATTGGGCTGACAGGGTTAAATGCGTGCCCGGTGCGTTGTGGCATCGGCAGATAATCACACGGATAGTTAACGTTGGTAGTGATTGCCATTTAGCCCATTCTCCGCTTGGTTCCCCAGCCGTTGCTTAACGCCTTTGACACCTGCCCCCGGCCGGTCGCCAGATGCTGGCTCACCATTTGATACCCCTGCATGGCACCCTGCTTGACAGCGTCCTGCATCATCGCTAGCGTGCGGGCGTCAGGATCGCCGTTAACGTTGATTACCGGGCTATAATTGAATGCATGTCCACCGCCTCCTCCCTGCAAATCACGATTGCTAATCACAGAGCCGTTATCACCTGGGATCATAAATTGATTGCCGTTGGACGCCTTGAATATCTCCGGCTTACCATGCTCACCCACCTGATACAGACTATCTGCTGAAACTGGTCCGCCATTGTATCGAGCGCCAGCGATAGCCAAGCCCTTTGACGCCGCCAGCGCGCCAGTGTATGCCGCAGTGCCAACCGTTGTAGCTGATCCCAGGGTTGCTATTGACGCACTGATTGCTGCTGGCGCCCATGCGGCGGCGGCGGCGGTAGCCTGTGCAGCAGTGGACGCCAAGGCGGCGGCGGCGGCGGCCTGCCCCATGATGACGTTTTTAACTTGCTGAACCCCCATCTCTACCAGCGCACTGATCACACTGTTAAGGATTGTCGAGCCAATATTAGCCAGTGCCTGTTGTAGGCTCTGAGTGCCATTAATCAGACCGGTTAGCGCGCTGGATGCCGAGCTGCTCAACGAATCAATTGCCGAACCGAGAAGTTTGTTTGTTGTATTCTGCTGCTCAAAGATCTGCCAGGCTGCCGCGATGCGCTGCTGCTCATATTGCGTGTCATACGAGTTTTTCAACGCCAGTGCCTGTTGATGCTGCAACACACCCTGCTGCTCAAACTGCTGGATAAGCGCTAATTGCTGAGCGTGCTGGTTTGCCAGTTGCTGTACAGGGTCAACCTGCCCCAATGCCTCCTGGGCTGGCGTGACCACTTGCTGGGAGCGGATTTTTGCCAGTTTTGCCTGATGCTCCTGCTCCAGCCGCTCAGCAGTAGTATCAAACTGCTGCTGAGATATTTTTTTGCTGTTCAGCGCGATCTGCAGGTCTTTCAGATCATCCTGATAACTCTTGTTCTCCGCTGCCTCAGGCAGCATTTTCTGTGCGGCGGCTTCCGCACGAATGGCGTTAGCCACATCCCACCGTTTACCAGCAAGCTCGCCGGCAAGTTTTGTCTGTTCGTCGGTAGCACCATTACCCAAAGACTGCTGAGCGCGCAGCACGGCCTGTTCACGAGTCAGTTCACGAGTGGACTCAGCTGTCATCTCCGTTTGTTCGCGCAGGTTCTCCAGCTTCAATGCAATGCTTTGCTGTTGGTTGGCCGCTTTATTCGCCTCAGATTCAGCCTCTCTCTGAGATTTTTCCCGATCAGATTCAGCCTCTTTCAGGTCGTACAGCTTAGCAGCGTACTCCCCGGCTTCGCGGATCTGATTGGCGTTGCCACCCTTAGACCTCGCCTCATCCTGAGCCTCGGTAACGGCGCGCTGACGCTTATCGACAATGCTCATCAACTTGGCCTGCAGCAGCAGGCCGTCGATTTGCTTTTGCGCGTCAGGGTTGACCTGCACTTTCAGCGAGGTGGCGTTAAATCGCTCTTTGGCCTTGGATGCAACATCAATCATCTGACCCAAGTGACTCATCATGCCGGCGGACACGCCAGCCTCCTGGCTATTGCGCTTGAGCAGGTCAATCCCCTGCTGGAACTGACCGTTCATCTGTGCCTGCATGATGCCGACCTTACTGGCTGTCTGGCTGCGCTTGTTCTCAGCAGCATCAAGATCGCCGGTAGCAATCGTGATTTGGCGCCGGATTTCAGCCAGTCTCACACCGTAACCACCCTCACTGCTGAACGCCTTCGCCAGTCCTGCATATTTTGATTCCTCCGCACGCAATTCGGATAACCGAGATTGGAGGTCAGATATTGCATCAGCCTGATCGATCAGTGACTGCTGCCCCTTAGCGATAGACGCGGCCAGTTGGGTTGAGTTCATTTCGCGCATTTTCGCGATGACGCCATCCAGTTTATCGGCAAAATCAATGCTCTCCAGTTTGGCTTGCTGCGCCTTCTGGTAAAAGTAAAAAATGGCGGCAGCGGCGATCATGGCGACGCCGGATGGGCCACCAACAAGGCCCAGCGCGCCGCGCAATATACCCATCGACAGGCTGGCGGCTTTGGTTGCGACAGTGGACGCCTCTTGTGATGCCGCATATTGCCCATTGGCAGCAGCAGCTACGCCGGCAGCATCAGCGGCAGCGAGCCGAGCAGATGACACCTGCGCCTCGGCCTGAGCTATCGCCGTAGCTCTGGCCTGCGCGGTGGCGGATTCCGTCGCGGACAGTTGCGAAGTGAGCGCGGTAGATGCCCGCTGTAACTCGGCCATGCGTGTAGCTGTAGCAATGCGCCCCTGCTCGCTGATCTGCGCGTTGAGACGCTGGGTTTCCAGCGCCTTTTCCGCTTCAATTTGAGCCAGATTTGTCCTGATACTGGCCGCTTTGGAGTCAGCTAACGCCACCTCAGCCACTCCCGCGGCGTTCGTTTCCCGTATGACGTTCAGTCGCGCCTGCGCCAGATTTAGATCAGACAAGGCCGCATCCTTGTTGGCCTGAGCAAGGCGAAGTTGTGCCGCTGCGTCCAACTCTGCCGCCGCTGCGGATTGCGCCGCCGCTTTGGCGCTGGAAATGCTGGCCGCCATGGCTTTCACCTGCTGTGCCGCCGCCATCGTCAGCGCACCAACAAAGCGCCCGCCCATCACCAGCGCAACCGCCGCCAGCGCGCCACTCATCGCGTCCATGTTTTGGCTGGCGGAGATTACTGCGCTGTTGAATATCGATAGACCGGCCTGGATAGAGGTGCTTTCACCGAAAAACTTGGTGATGTTGTTTTTCGCCACCTCCAGAGATTGGGAAGTTGTGGCAAGGGTTTTGGCGAACTCATCGCCAATTTTCGAACCTTGAGAAAGCAGCCCCTTCACCACAACATCGGTGGTCAGTTTGCCCTGTGCAGCCATGTTGCGGAGTTGGCCTATACCAACACCGAGCGAATCCGCCAGCGCCACCATCAACCGGTTGCCCTGCTCATTAACGGAGTTAAATTCTTCGCCGCGTAGCGTCCCAGATGCCAGTCCCTGCGATAGCTGAATGATGGCGTTCTCCGCCTCCTGCGTGGTAGCACCGGAAACGATAAACCCCTGATTAATGACGGTTGTCAGGCGTGCCAAATCGCTGGCGCTAGTGCCGTACTGTCGGGTTGCGCGTTCAAGGCGGGCATACAGCGACGCGGTAGCATCGAGGCTGGAGCGCGTGGACTGCGTGATCGAAAAAACTCGCTGGGTAACATCTGCCAGTTGCTCATGTGGGCGCACGGAGTTAGCGAGCTTGTTGCTAACGGTTGTCCATGCGTTCGCATATTCGGACACCTGCTGAACGGATAATGCCGCCGTCAATGCCACCGCAACACGTGAAAGGCTCAGGATGGCTTTTTCGGTAGACTCGACGTTGCGCGTGGTTCGGTCAAAGCCTTTACCCAGAGAATCCAGTGCGGAATTAGCTTTTTGTTGTGATGATAATAACTGTGCTGTTTCCAGCTCTATGTCGTAATAAATATCACCAGCTTTCGACGCCATTTGCTTTTCTCCAGGCAATAAAAAACCCCGCAAGCGGGGTCAATTACGTTTATTTGTTTTTATTTAAATTTTTGATTGGGTAACGGAATACGAGTCAACCTTTCCGTCATGGAGCTTGATTGTTAATATTTTCGCTATGGCTCCACCAAAACCATTACCAATGCTGTATGACCATATCAATATCTGATTGCCATCTGAATCAATAGATGTTGTTGATGGATCACCAAAAAGAGCGATAACATCTTGTTTTGTCGTTTGTCCTTTGCTGACGTGCACTAGCCTTGCTTCATCGAAGTTATTACCAAGCGAAACACACCCAAACAGAGAAAACGTAATCACAGCGATTGCAAATAGCTTCTTCATGCCCATTCCCTCATTGGCTAAATAGAATTAGCCGTATCGCCCGCCTCATCGGTTGGGAAATCGGACGATATTGAAAAACAACGCGCAATTAAACTGGTTTGTTTGCACGTGAACACTTGCTTGATTCAATGGCCTGCAGTTGAATTAGTCTGGACTCGGCTTTTTTACGAGCCTCATCCTTTGCCATGCCGTTCCCTACTCCGAAATCTCCGAGAAAACCAAGGACTGTGCGCCCATCGAATCGTCCAGTGGATTCTATTTCTTGTTGTATGCTGTGGGCTCTTGCTATTTCCTGCTGCACAGCCTTGCAATCGAAAACAGCGGATTCCTCGCCAGTTACGGTGGGCGCCTGCGGGTATTGTTTTGTGGCGCAGCCTGCCAAGGCCATCACTCCTAATGCCAGCGCTATTATTTTTTTCATTAACTGTTTCCTTTTGTGTAAATCAGAAACATTTTAAATCCAAAAAGCGAGGATTGGAAAGCAAAAACACGAAAGAGAATAGAGCGCCACGCCCCTCACTTCTCTTTCTCAATCCTCGCCGCCTTGCGCCGCATGTAATCGTCTGCAAGTTGATCGTATTCTTCCCGAGTGAACCCTTTCTGGTCTGGATATTTGGCGGCCAGCAGCATAACGAACTCCGTCATCGTCAGATTTTCAGCCTCATGCCGACTCATGCTGAAATGCGAGCGCGCCGCGTTGATGTATTCGATGGCGTGAAACTCAGTTGTGCGTTCCGTTGATTCGTGGCGCTGCAGGCGGCGGACCCTGGCCTTACCGATGATGCCATGAGTGAGCAGCGACTGCGCCACCAGCACCACGTCAGAAACCGGCATCGAGCCGGGGCGCCAGATAACGCCACCTTTGCCAGTCTTTCTCGGCACCAGTTCCCCGGTCAGCGCTGAGCAATCCATGTCGCAGCACGCCTGCAGCACCGTTACCGCCTGCAGTGCTGCCTGCTTACTGAATGCCGGCCGGGACACGTGCGTTACCAGCCATGCCGGCACGACACCATAGGCGGCCGCGGCGCGCTCGATGAGTTGGCGCGCTTCGTCGTTATGCAGGTCATAAAAGGCCCGGACAATCTGTGCCGGCTCGCCAACCCTCGTCATTGCAGCGAATGACGGCCGAAACAGATAATCCTGGTCGAGCATTGAAATAACACATTCGCCGATCGCTTTAAATGGTGTCATGGTTTCTCCTGGGTAAACACGCATTATCAAGGCCACCAACTGGCAGCCTTTGTAATGCCCGTTAACTGACGGTAACTGTGTGGGTGGCTACAAAATTTCCATCATCGGTATTGATGACAATCTGCGCTGTGCCGGTGGCGACGCGGGTGACCGTGATGGTGTTGCCGGAGGCTGTCGCCGTGGCCTTGGTCGCGTCGGTTGATGCAACTGTGAAGTTTTTGTTGGTTGCGCCGGCTGGCGCGACATTCACCGTAAACGTGCTGGTGCCACCAGCCGTACCCGTGCTGGTTGCCGGGGTCAGCGTCACGCCGGTTACCGGAACGGTGGTCACCTCATTCACTTCGATAGTCGATGCGTCACCCACTTTGAACTCAGTGGAAAACGTCACGATGTCGTTGGTACCGCCGTCAGAGCTCAGCGCCGTGATGTTCATATAGCCGACGAACTCTACCGGGCCATAGTCCATCCGAACCCAGATAGCAGGCTGGCGCTTGGCCGCCAGCTCAGTCGAAAAGTACTTGATGTATTTACCGATTCCGAACTGATCAAGACGGTCCCTCTTACGCACCTCACCCTCAAAACTGATAGTGAAATCGCTGTTGGTGATGATGGTCTCAACAAAACCAGCCCCATCGTCAGCGTCAGATGTCACCGTGTTGGGGTTAAAGTCAAAACCCTTACTGGTGCCGGCCGCCAGCGCCTTCCAGTCAGCCTCTGCCGGTTTCGTGTCCGGGCACCCGTCGGCAACTTCCAGCACGACCGCGCCGCCGAATAGGCGCTCATTAGAGTTAGTGCAATCGCTCATTGCGTTCTCCGTGATTTGGGAAATAAAAAAGCCACCCGCGGGTGGCGATAATTCTGGGGTGGCTTATTCCCCATAGGTGCAGGCGAACTGCAGACGAAACACTATCCGCCCCTCCTCGGTGAGTACCGGCGGCGGAATGCCGCCCATGTTCTGGATATAGCCCACGCACTCATCGCCCATCGGGTTGTCCTGTACATAGTCGATGATGCGCTGCACGGCACTGGCAGCATCACGGCGCTTGTCTTTGGCCCCGATGATATCCACCAGTACATAATGTTCAGCCCCCATGTCGTTACGGATAGCCGTCCCGCCGTTCGGCCTGAACACCATTGCGGCCTGCGCCAGATCGCCCGGGTCGTCGAACATCAGTAGTTGGACGGTGAAGCCGTCAGTTAGACCTGCATCGCCGAACATGCCGCGAACCCGCTCATACATAAGCGGCGTCATAGCGAAAGCTCTTTACGCATGACTTCGTTGATCTGCTCCCGCGTATCATTAAACCCCTTGGTCAGAAACTCCTTTTCTGCCGTAGCGCGTCGGAATACCTGCGGTACATTCGGGTCATGAACGTACACGGCATAGTTGGCCGTGTAACCTACGCGCCCGGTCAGCCGGGTTCCTCGCACGGTCAGCTCACGATACTGGCTATTCAGTAGCGTGGACGTGTCAATCGGGGTGTACAGCGCTGCCTGCGCCGCCCCAATCAGCATGGCCGATTGAATGGCGCGCACAGCTTTCCGCCCCTGAATATCGTTGATGATCCGCTCCAGTCCGCGCTTGGACTGAGCGATACCACGGACTTTTGCCCCCATGATTACGCCCCTGTCAAAATTGCCCAATCGTCCGCCAGCCGCTCGAACGTGTCGGCGTAGCGTATAACCTGCCGCACCTCATCGGCTCCGGCGGAGACCGGGTCAGCCTCTGTTGATTCGCCAATCAGCAGGTAATCACCGGCGGCAGCCAGCGCGTACTCAGTCCAAACCGTGTTTTTCACGACGGTTTCAGCGCCTAGGCTGCCGACGCGCTTCGATAGGCCACCCTCATAATCGCAAAGAATGACTTCCGGTGGGGCGTAACCCAGCGGGTCGCCGTATTCGTCGATCCCAGCCAGCTTGTGCCAAATAGTGGCCTTTGCTGTGTAGCTCCAGTTTGCTGCTGATGACATTGGCTATTCCCTCCAGCGCAGCACAACCGCGCCCGACACCCGAATGCGCGGGCAGTTGATGAACCACTCGCCGTCAGATTTGATGTAGCCGGTGATCTGCCTGCCGGTGTCCGTCAGCACCCAGACGCGAGTGAAAGGTTTTGGTAGGCGCTCATTCACAGTAATCCAGCTCATTTGCACCCACCTACAACCATAAAAAATCCGACATTATTGCCAGCGCTGATCGGTAGTTCGGCGGTGCAGCCATGAACGTCCAGCCGGGCCAGTGAGTCGCGCAACCAGGTTATACCGTCCACCCCATAGTCAAATGAGCGGGATGCACCGGACGGCGCCCCCTGCGATTTGATGCGCCGAGCGCCGGATGAGGCGGCTAAAAGCGCCGCGGCATAGATCTTGATCAGCTTTTGCGTGCTCTCGTCTTGTCCGGCTGCATCCAGACACTCATCGATGGCATTCACCTGCGCCAGAATCAGGCCCAGCACCACAGATGGAATGCTGTAGCCCAGCTCGGCAAGCAGAGCAGACACGTCATCGGCAGCTATCTGGGCCGCCATGGTTATTTCACCTTCTTCTGCAGTTCAGTCAGTTGCTTATTAGCCGCGTCCAGATCGGCCTGGAGTTGGGTTTTGCTGGCGGTCAGCTCTGAAACCCTGGACTTTTCTTCGTCCAGCGCCGCCTGAACAGAGGCAGCGCTTTCGGTGAGCGTAACCACCTGAGCATTAGCCGCGTCCAGATCGGCCTGGAGCTTTGCCAGTTGGCCCGGCGTCGCCACCTCAAATTCAGCGTCGCCCACAAGCACGGTTTTGCCGGCCAGCCACAATGGCAACTCAGTGCCTTCGTACGTATCACCCTTCTTCAGCGCATGGCTGTCATGGGTGAGGATCCACTTTTGTTTTTTCTCGTTAGGCATAAGCCCTCCAGAAAGAAATGGGCCCGACGCCCATGCATTACGCTTTGGTCAGCTGGACGTAACCGGCCTGGCCGTTGGCGTCGTGTTTGAACTGCGGCGCCGCAGCAGCCAGTACCGAGAAGACATAATCATCTTCCGGGTTCTGGCGGGCTTTAGGTCGCATGGTCATCGGCATGCCGTTCAGGATCTGAACCACGTCGGCGCGCTTCACAACGCCCAGCATTTCATTCACCGGTACTTTGGACGCCGGGACCAGCGCCGCCACACCATGGATTTCCATGATGCGGGACAGGATGGTCTTCGGATAGTTTGCCGCGTAGTCGTTGACGGACGCGTAGAACCAGTCTTTGTAGTTCAGGTAAATGGTGACCGGGGCGTAGAAGTTTTTAGCCTGAAGAAGGCCAATCAGCGCAGAGATAGCGCCGACCCACTGCGTACCCGTTGCGCCGTTCAGGTCGAGGCCGTGCGTACCGGTACCACGATTGGGTGCATTGCGCAGGCCGTAGATGGTCGCCCCGCCGACGTTGATATTCGCGTCACCGTTCAGCACCATATCTTCCAGCTTCTCAGCCACTTTGCGCTGATGGTTGGAGATTGCGTCGCTGTCCAGCGAGTAGCCTTCGGTTTGCGCGGCCAGCATCTGGCGCCAGCCGAAAGACAGCTCACTGTCGATAATCGGCAGCGGCGTTCCTTCGTAATCCATTAAAGGCTGATCAGTCTTCGCTTTGCCGCGCCCATCCAGGCTGATGTTCACATCACCAGAATCGGACAGGGTCATGAAGTAATGGACAATCTTGCCCAGCGCCATCGGACGGGAAACTGACGCCGCCAGGTCGTTGAATACCGACAGCACATCACGCTGTACGGTAATGGCCGAGCGGTCCCACTCACCCCAGACGTCTTTCGGCAGCACGGATGCGTTACCGACCAGGGCATCATGAGCAATGAACTGCCCGTTGGCATCGTTGACTGCGAAACCATGCTGAGCAGCCATGCTGCGCTGCATCATGTCCCAGCGGCGACGCGCATTGAGGATCAGCTTTTGCTGATCGAGGGTAAACTTAAGCATTCTGCTTTTTCCTTATGCTTTGGCGTACGGAGTGGAGAGGATCACTACATCGGCGAAACCTTCCGCCGCCAGAGTGCGCCCTGCTTTTTCGTCGAATGTGGCGACGACCTGGTTGCCGGTTGCGGCGGCTTTGAACACACCACCCGCGCCGACAGTAAGCTCCTGGCCTACCGTGTAGGCAGCCGCAGCCAGGCGCACGTTGTACTCCTGCTCGCCTTCTACGCGATAAGCGACGCCGGTTTCGTTGATCGCATAGGCGGTGGTGATTGCCTGACCGATGAAACGACGATTGCCCAGGATGAGCCAGCGCCCGGTTGTATCGGTCGCCACGGCCAGTTTGCCGGAGACAACTTTTACGGCCACTCCTGGATTGAGTGCGGCCGCTACAGGCAGGTTGATGGTTTCCGGTTCACGCTCGACCGGTCCGCGATAGATGACATTCGCCATTATTTTTTCTCCTGATCCATGCCAGCGTTGAGGTCGTAGTCTTTCCACTGGTCGACATCAGCGGCGTTCTGCTGTTGGAATTGACCGTGAAGACCGTGACTGGTCTGGCATTGCGCGTACATGTCGTTCAGCGCGTCGCCTACCAGGGAGTTGATTGCCGCTTCGGTCATGAACGGGAATTTAGCCTTAACCGCCTGGCGTTTGTCGGTCAGGTCTTTCTCGGCATTGGCCTGCAACTGAATTTCCAGCGTGCCGATTTTGTCCGTCAGCGGCTTAATGGCTGCGTTCACGGCGGCGGTAATGGCTTCCGCATTGACCTGCGTGCCGCCCGCTGGGTCACCTCCACCCTCTTTTTTCTTCACCTGCTGGTTATAGGCATCCCAGACCTGATCGTCGGTCAGCCCCTCGGTTTTAACGCCTGCGGCATTGAGCGCGGCGATCATCTTGTCTTTCATTGGATTTGCTTCTCCGTTTGTTTTCACTTCGTACTCAGTGGGTTTGCGCACGACCTCTACTGGATCACCGACCAGCGTGACTGTGCTGTCGTCGATGAGGTATTTCTGCTGGAAGAGCTTATTACCCTCCTCGTAGATGAATTTGTCCGGCCAAACGCCGACGACATAGCGGTAAACATCGCTGCCACTTGGCACGCGAATGGCATCACGCAACATCTGGTAGATTTCATCGAAAGAGGCGTCTGAGTTGTGGTGAATAAAGCACTTCACTCGGTTCCACAGGCCATCTTTCAGGTTATTGGCTGCGTCGGTCAGGCTGGCGCGCTCAACTTCGCTTTGCTGTCCGTCAGCGTTAACGAACATCCCCACGCCCTCCTCCGGCGTTCCGGCGCCCGGCTCGTCAAGCAGGATGGCGATATGGTCGAACTGCATATTCCGGGCAATCCAACTGTGTTTTTTGCCCTTAGACTCGCCGGATTTCGTCTCTTTGTTGGTAAGAAGACCGGTTGATAAATGAATGGGGTCAACGTTAGTCCCGGTGCTCATTTCTTCGAGGCGATTAATCAGGCGTTTGCCATCAGGTTTTGTCTCAGCGACAGCCTTATTGATGTACACGTCCATGACGACCTGATCGCCTGACTTGCCGACGTTTTTCGCCCAGGCCCCCGCATAGAATTTATTGATCGCGCGCGGGTCATTAGCGCTGACGTAATGACCGTCAACCTTCGGGTGCGACAGTGGCATCAACTTGCCTTCCATCGACTGGTAGCTATTGTTAATTTCCTCCGCCGGGTACAGGCCACCGTTCATCACGATATCGTCGACGATCGGAACCGCACCACGGATAACGTAGTGTTCCTGACCGTCGATAGTTGTCGTGGAGATATTGGAGGCGTTGATGGCGAGGGATTTAACGTGGATGCTGGATAGCGTCACGTTGCGTCCTCATGGGTGGATTTTTGGTAATAAAAAAGGCCGCCGGAGCGACCTTGGGGTTTAAAAAAACGTCAGAAACTTGTTTTAAAGATAACCTCGATTTTGTCGTATGTTACGTGATTAGCGTGATCAGAATGCGTCTTGATGTCCAGTAACTTACCCTCTATTGGGTTGGCATTTTCTCCCAACCATACCCAAATAGTATTGTTTTTTTCTTTAATGAGATATTGGGCTTTCAACCTTGCGTCCTGTTCGTCCGTACACTTGGCGGTAAAAGATAAGATATTTTCGTTCGTACCCGATTCAGAATTGAATGCAGTTATAACGCCAAGTGTTCCACCTGTGTTTTGATATATTTGATTGGATGGTATTCCAACATACAAATTTGTATTTAAAAACATGAGCTCTCCTTGATTGTTAAACGCTCATATCCTTTATATCATGGACTTACCTTTCGTTGCTTTCGCTCTTTCGCCAACTTATCAGCCAACCCGTCATTGAAGATACTGCCATCATCGTTAAGCAGCACCGGAATCTGGCTGCAGTAGCAGTTGTACCGGTTGCCGTTCTCGGCGTAGAAGTCGCGAACCTCTTCGGTGGTGTAGACCTTGCCGTGTCGGCTGGCGTGCCACCAGCGCGTCGTCGGTTTGAGCGCAGACAACCACAGCAGGCCGGTATTCAGTCCCAGCCGGTCGGCGGCCCAGTCCGTCTCATTCCATTGCGCCTGCCGCAGCGCGCCAACCTGCTCGGTCTGGGCGATATTCATTGCCCGCGACATCGACACATCCAGTCGCTTGCTGACGATCTGCGCTGTTTCTCGCGGGTTTACCCCGCGCCCGATAGCATCAGAAATGACGTTTGCCAAATCACCACGCGCCCGGTCGCTTTCCAGTTTCCAGTCGCTGTAGGTGCTGATGTAGGCGGATGCCACCTGGTTCTGGTACGCGGGAGAGGACAGCAACTGCGCCAGTGTGGTCTGCTGGGCGTAGGCTTGCGACTGCACCGACAGATTATTGAACGCCTGCTGCGTACCGCGCTGGAACTCCGACGCAACATGGCTCATTGCCCATAGGTTGCGCTCACCGCCCTCCAACAGGTGATCGTCCAGTATGGTTTGCACGATTTGCAGCAGGTCGGCCAACTGCTGGGCGCTCATGTCGTAAATGAACGTCCCGGCGTTCACCTGGTACAACGCCGGATCGGCGCCGTTGGTATGGCACAGGAAATGCCATGTCTGACTATTGCCAAGCCTCTCCCGACCAATAAGAAGCCGGTCAAACTGCGCTTTCAATGCCAGTTTTATCGCGTAATACCGGTCTTCGATGTCGCGCGCCATCTTGCTGACGGACTTTCGCGACATTGTGGGGTCAACTTTCGACCGTGGTATCACCGGACTTTTCGGCTTCTGACTGAGGGTCGTCCAGAGGATCGGGCTTTGGTTTGTTGCCATCAGGCGGAACCTCATCTTCAAGCTCAGGCAGTGGTTGCAGTTCGCCAGCGGCGCGGATTTCGTTCTCTTCGATAGCCGAACGACCAAAGGCATTCGTCGATTTCACCGCCACGTCGGCCAGCTTGTCCATATTGGCAATCTTCTCTGCCTGGCTCGGTGCCAGCAAATCAGACCAACCGACGGTGATTTCCTCACCTTTCGCGGGCGGGATGATTCCGAACGTCCAGAAGCGGGTAACGATTTCAGTGATCACATCGGTGAGGAAGCCGTTACGCCTGGACATGCGCGTTTTGGCCCAGTCCTTCGCATCTTCGGTGCTGGCCCGCTCGCCGGTCTGCATGCCCACCAGCACCTTCACCGGAATAGGTACAGTGGCGCACCATTCGTTAAGTGCCGTTCGCCACGTTGGTTCGGGGTCAGCAGCCTGCACTGAGAGCACCTCGGCGGTGCCAGCCTGCATGAAGCTGGCACTGTCGGTACTGTCATTGAGACGGCGAACCTGCGTATCCAGCGCGTCGGCCAGATTGCCCTCGGTGGTGCCAAGCGCTTTAGCCAGTGCGGCAAAGTTCGTTTTCTCGCTGAAGTTGTAGTTGAGCTGGCGGCTGGCGTTTTTGAGGAAGCCCTCTGATGCCCCGCCACTCACTTTCTCGATGTCCTGCAACTTATTGAAGCCAGCCTCGAGCATTGACCGCCCGGAGGTCATAGAGCCGTCGTCGGAGCCTTCAGCCAGAATGATTACGCGATCGGGGTGAACATTCACGATCCGACCTGGCCGGGCATCCTGACTATTACCCACTGACAACTCGACGAAGGAATACATCTTCACATCGCCGAACGTTTCGCTTTCCGGGTTGCTGTCCCACTCAATCGGCTCTAACTGCGCCTCCCAAACCGGGATGAGTTTAACCAGCGCCTTCTCCGCCAGGCGTCCAACCACCGACGTATCGACCGGATCACGCCATGGCTTGTTGTCTTTTATCTGGATCAGCAGCGCCGAATACCTACCGACCAGATTGCGCCGGTCAGCGCCTTTAATCTGCTTCCAGCAGCGCTTGAGCAGTTTATTGGCCTGCTTATCCCACGCAGTGAGCGTTGTTGCATCCTTGGTCTTGTCACCCTCGTACACCTCCGGGAAGTCTTCCCAGCAACCATCGACCATGCGACTGACTGACGCATCGGCGATCGCGTTGCGCGTGTAGGCGCGGTAAAAGTCATCGAATGACAGGTGTAGTGGGTAGCCGAACTCCTGATAGAGGCGCTGGCGCTTCGTGTTGCTGGTCCCATTGAACAGCGACGACAGGTAGTTCCGGCGTTCTTTTTCGACGCTGGCGTTACTGGCGCGCTGCTGTTTCATTTCGCTTTCGGTCACGATGTCCTCCGTCAGCGCGAGCGCACCAACATGCCTGTAATTTTTTGTGGTGAGTGCAGTACGCGGTAACGAGTTGCATCCCAGTCGTGGTCTTCTTGTTCGGTGTCCACGTCATCTGGATTCTTGTCATCGCGTACCAGCACTGGGATGCGGGCAATCCAGCCCCTGCAATTCTCAAAGACGTAAAAGCCTGGATTTTCAGGCATACCTGATTCGCTGCCTTTGGCCTCCACGACAGCCTCTAGCATGTCGCAGAACAGCGCCGCGCCATTGATGCGGGATCCTGGTTTTTTGTTCGATTCGACCCACCTGACGCCCTGATTCTCCATTTTGTCGGCAATGCTTAACTCATCGTCGCCAGTGTTGGTGATCGCGTTATCAGCTGGACCAGGTTCGACGCGAGTGACGCTATAGGGAATCAGGGACATCTGTCCGATAGTGTGTCCATCTTTGCGGGTTTCTTCGGGCTGGGGGGCTTCCTCGCCAGCAAGCCGCTGGTCAATCCATCTGACGCCTTTGGCCACGTTGGTGCTGCTCATGTTGACGCCCTTGTTCAGCTCGTCAGGGGGGCAGCCGTACCATTCAGCGATCAAAATCAGCGTGCCGGCCGGTGGGCACCATTTGCGTCCGCCCTCCAGGGTTGCCTCGGTGCCGTCAGCCATCGCCCACCAGAGACACGAAAACGGCTTGCTTTCGCCCCAGTCATGAGAGCGGTCGACATGCCAACTTTCGGGGATCTTAAAGGGCGTGATGACGTGAATACGGGCATCCCAAAGGTGGTCGAATCGGCCACCGCTGGTAACGTCCCAGGAGCCTTCTACCCATGCCGCCCGGCGGTTTGGGTCTTTGATAGCCATCAAGGTCGCGATGTACTGCGGATCCAGATATGGGTTTTCTTTGAACGAGCCATGAATTGCAACGCGGGTTAACGTCACATCCTCTTCGCGTTCGGTCTGCGGGTTAAATACCTTTTGCGTTTCGCGGATGATGGTTCCGCGTGGCGCGGGTTCGATGAAACGCTTCTTCACCCAGGTGTGACCGATGCCAAACGGGTTGGTCGTGCTGAACGTCTCCAGGGGGATTGGCTTCAACAGGCTTCCGTTCGCCAGCGGGTAGTTCTCTGGCCGGAATGATGAGCGCCGGCAGGAGAACATCATTTCGTAGAACTCTGCTGACTGCTGCTTGGTCAGCTCGTTGAATCCGATGAACGGGAACTCCTGGCCGTGGTAATCCCAGTAATCGCTCTCTTCTTTGCCGAAACGGAAGAGCAGCTCTTCGCCGGTGGGCCAAACCCAACGTAATTCACTGGCCGATGCCAGATAGCGTGCCCCGTCGTTAAACAGGCGGTACATACGCTTTGACTGGGTGATGATGTCGGTGAGGTTTTTATACTCGGTATCGAAAATCACTCCGCGCCAGAATGAGCCGTAACCCAGGCCGACGAGGCGACGGAAGCGCGCCAGCTGCGCGGCGGTTTTACCCGGGCCACGCGTTCCCTCGTAGAGGATTTCGTTACACGGGCAACTCAGGGAGAGCGATTGAGATCCCGGCAAAGGTTTCCAGACGGCTTTGTAATTCATCCACCCAATACCTCGCCCTGCTGTTTCTGCGCCGCTTTTTCCCAGTCATCTACGTTATCGCAGGAGGGAACCGGCATAACGTTATGAGTGGCAACAACGCTTTGTTCAACCTTCTGTTTGTTGGTGTAAACATCCCCAACCTCTTTAGCCGCTTGCTCCAGCAATTGCGCCGTCATGCCCATGTTTTTCATGTTTTCGGCGGTCGTGGACATTCGCTGCAGTACGCGCAGTCGATAGGCTTTATTGGCGATCGGAATATCGGAAATCTCATTGAGGAAGCGGTCACGGGTTGCGTTGAACATGCCGACCCACTTTTTCGCCAGCATCTTGCCGCTGGCCTTTGTTGGGTCATGGGATTCAGCCTGCTGGCGGGTGATTTTGATACCAAATTCTTTCTGGACAGCCTCCACCACCTGCGACGGGGTGTCAAAGCATGCAAGCATTTGAATGATGAAGGCTTTCACTTCTGATTTTAGTGCAGCCATTCTTCACCATCCGTCTAATACAGTCCAATATTTAAGCCAGCTTAAGCAGGCAAGTCCCGCATGCCCTGGCAACATCAAGGTGAGCGACCTCTGCAGGCTTGTTTGCCGCATCAACCAGTTCTTGCACCTCGCGGCTGGCACCGTAGCGACGAACTACGCCGACAAATTCTTCAACATCGTGGCCGCGCAATTTCAGAGCCGGTCGGCCCTCCTTGTTGAACTTCGGCGCACCAAACTGATCGACAGCCTGGGTGATGTGGTAAAGCTCATGCTCCAGTAGTGCGCAGAATTCGAGGTCATTACATTCGGCGCAATAATCAGCGGCCAGCGTGATGATAAATTGCGGCACTCGGCCGAACCATTCATACATCTGCTGCTCCATTCTGGCTTTTTGCCAGCCGCCGGCGCGCATCATCACTTCTTCACACTGGCCGAGAACGACGCGTCCCTTTTTCTCGAATGCGTTCGAGGCCCACAAGAACGCGATGTCAGCTTCCGCCAGATGCCCGTGATCGGGGTTATGCAAATAACCGGCATCGGTGATGATGTTGTCGCTTATCCAGTCATGAATGTCGTTTGCTGGGGTTAAGCGCGTGTACGGATAAAGGTCTGCTGGTGTGATGAATGACTGCGGTGCGTGCGGTCTTTTTGTTGCTGAGTCACTCATAACAGAATTTTCCGCTACTTCGTTAAATAAAACGCCGGGGATATACGAAACACCCGCTCAAGAAAACCTATATAAATCTCTGACAATGGCGCTACATCTGCGCTATTGGCAGGATTTTATAAATAAGCATTATCACAGGCACTCAATGAATGCCTGCTGTAATGCCGAGTTAAAACAGAGTCAGTGCCTCAGTCGCCTCCTGGATTGCCTTGATGGTTTTCGCCACAACCTCGGTTTCCGTATGCACCCGGTTGTACTGATCGATAAACAGCTTGTACCGCAACTGATCATCCTGAACGAATTCGATCGCCTTTGCCGTTGCTGCCGTGTCATAACTGAGCGTTGTCAGCAAGCCGACGCGAATTTGTTGTGATGCTGATAATTCTTCCGCCATGATTACTCTCTTGTTGTTGATGCGCCAATTAGAAATTAACGCTGTGTATTACCGCTTCCCCTTGCCTGATCGGCCTCGCGAATCGCCGCCAGTTGCCCGTTTGCTTGCTCAATCGCCGATAACAACGGATCAATCCAGTAAACAGCCTGTCCGTATGTCAGTCGGCAGTCGGCGGTAGTGGGGCCAGAACCGGTTGTGTCAGTGTTTCCGGCAGCGGTGTGCACTGCGCTGGCACGTAAACTGTACGCGTAGCCGAGCAGCCTGTTAGCCACATCATCAGGAACGCAGCGGCCGCCAGCTGGGTCGGTTTTGATAATCGTACGATAGACAATTTGCCGCTCCTGAGATTTTGCAGTGATTGTTACGGCCTGCTGGCTGGCCTGCGCCGCGATTTGATTGAAACGCTGGAACTGGAGCGACTGCTGAGAAATAACAGCTTGTTGAGAATTGACCTCAGACTGCAGTGTGTCGGCTCGTTGCACCTGCTGCTCGTATTGGCCGTGATAGTAGGCCGCCAGCCGGGCAGCAATGATAAGTGCGGCAACAGCCAAGCCGGCAATCATGGTCTTCCAGTTAAACGCGATCATGATAGCGCCCGCACTGCCCGGGCGTAGCGTGCACGCCGGTCATCCAGCCCATTGCGTCCGCCGTTAACCAGCAGGGTTACGCGCTCCACATCATCCGGATAGCGACTGCAGCCGCGAGACATCCAATACCAGCCGGCTGAGCGCATTGCGTTCATGTCTTGCTCTAGCAGTTCCGGCGAGGACACCAGATCCAGTTTTAGCCCGGCGCCGCAGGCGCGGTAATTGTCCAGTCCGGTGACCTGAATCAACCCACGACCGCGGAATTTCCAGCCATCACCTGCAGCTTTGTTGCCAAGCCGTCCACCATATACCAGGTTTGCGATCGCCTCCTGCTGTGCTGGGCGGCCAGCAGTGCGTCCGAGCATGTCAGCCTGGTATTTCGTTACGCGATTGCCGAACGTGCCAACCAGTGCCGCCGGGGTGTAGTTCAGGTTCTCGGCCGTCTGTGCAAAACCGCCAGACTCGTGTCCGACCTGTGCAATAAACATCGCCACATCTGCCGGCGCCGTGATACCGAACTCTTTCAGAGCGGCGGTAATGTGCGGAAACCAGCGCGTAGCCAGCCCGGCGCTAATACCAGCCGCCGCTTGAAATTGGTTTTGATTCATAGATGTCTCGACAGAAGTTTCGCGGCGTTGCCGCGGGCGCGCAGCACCAGCGCAGCAATAACGATGTTGGCGATCAGCGTGATCGGGGTTGTGTCGCGGTACTGGCCGAACACCCAGCTGATCGGGATAAATCCGTATGCCAGCACCAGCCCATAAGCAAGCCAGCTGGCCCATGCACAATGCTGAGCGCCAGCTTTGCGGAAAAACATCAGTCTCAGCGCGATAACGGCCGAGACGGCAACGTTAATCACAGTGATAGGTTCGTTAACCATTCCCCGCCCCTCCACCACGAAACCGGGACAGCCAACTGCTGATTGACTGGCTGTTCAGCCACGCCAGTGTTTTGATAGCCATCGCCGAAACGAGAACGGCGGCCAGCGGCGCCAGCGCCTGCTTTTCGTAACCTGTTAATGCAGTGATGCGGTCACCAGCAAAATCGGCGCCGAGCACCCCGGTGATAAACGACGTCAGAAAATAACATCCGCGGCGCAATAACGGGACGTCTGCCGCCGTGGCGACGTAATACACGGCACCTGCGAACGCGCCGAAAACAACCCCGTAATCTGTCTGGGTTGCGATACCAAAAATCGTGGCGCCAGTTAGCGCCACAGTGACAGCCGAACCAGTGGCCGGATCGGACATAAGCCCTCCTGTTTAATGTCCTCCGTGACAGAGGGCGGAAATAAAAAAGCCCCGGCGAATGCCGAGGCTGTAAATTCTTGCCACTTCTCGCAGTGGCCGAGGTCTATCCTTTTTGCTGTCACATGATTCAGATCCCCAGAAAAGAAACCCGCTCAGTGGCGGGTTTCTTTTCTGTTCATTGCCGCCACTTAAAGTTTTGGCAGCATATCAAAGTGAACTTAAATATGGCTTATTTAGTTCGGTTTTGCAACACATGATTTGCAATTTGTCGATTTTTGCTGTGATCGTGTTTTTGAAACCGATATCAACGCAGCGCGATCAAGTTCAGTAAAAATCCGGGTCATAGATAGCCAGTGCGGCTGATACGTTTCTGACCATGTTGACTTGCTTACGCCCGCCAGAGCCGCTAAATCGGCGTGCTGATAAACGTCGCCATTGCGTCCTGCCAACTGAAATTTTACGTCCTGCGCCGCCAGCCAGATCAGTGCCCGCAACCGCTCACGCGTTTTCTTCGCAATGCGTCGCCCTTTAATGCCTTCGCTGAATTCCCCCCAGCCAAATCTGACAATAATGGTCTGGAGTTGAAAATCAGTATCGCCCGCATAGTTCCAGCGCAACCATGCATTATGATGCTCATCAATCACACCGATAGCGCGGCGCCACGATGCTGTTGCATACTCGACCGGGATTAACAGCGGGATTGCGTGGCCTTTCGCGTGCGACTGCTTGCCGGGTATCGGCGGGTTTTTCAGCATGACTTTCTTTTCAGTTTCCGGATCGATGACGAACTGGCGTTTGCGTGGGTATCTGTCGTTCGTGTACTGCAGCTGTTCTACCAGCGCCACCAGTTGGCCTTTTGTCCTGCCGCTAAAATCAGCGGTAGCCAGCATGATTTCTTCACGAACATACTGCAAAAATTGATTATTCACGCGCCAGCCCTCCCCAGTGTTTTTTCAAAATTTCGTAATATCCGGTAATCAATAACGACCGACCCGGCGTAGCGATAAATGCGTAGGCGGCACCAGCGTAGGCGCAAGATGTCGGTGATGTGGTTATTTGATTTCATGCCGCCTCGCATATAATGATTTGCCCTGTTTCACCCCAGATTTTTGAAACCCGGCCATCCCAGATGCGGCTATCGTCATCAAAAATCGCATCCAGCAGAGCTTTCTCCAGGTTGTCTTTGTGGGGTTTACCGTTGAATTCAGCGCGTTTCTTTTTGCTCCAGCTTGCTGGCATCGGTATGACGAACGTGACGTGCCAGCCGCTTTCCGGCAGTGTGATTTTGTTCAGCCGGACCTCATCGCAAAACGCCCGGTACCGGAGCACCGGCGGCCGCTTTTGCCACTTATCGCGCTGGGTCATGCGCGGCTTGCCTATCGGCGTAATGTTGTAGGTTTTCACTTCGGCACCACCAGCCCCAGTCGGGCAATCTGGATAACGGTCAAGACGATGGCGCGATCCATGATCTGGCGGCGCTCTTCACGGGTCAGGTTTTTCCCGTTGTCTATCTCTGTGTGGCACTGGACGCAGATGGCAGCAGTGGCGCAGTCGTCCGTCTTAACGCCAATCCCTTTGCCTTCATTTCTATGAGCAACTTGGGTTCCCCATGCACCACACAAGACGCATTGCTGAATACTGCCGACGGCGGCCAACCACTTTTTGCTGCGATAGATGGTTTTCATGCTGCATCATCCTCATCAATGGAGCATAAAAACGGCTCGCACGACTCGGAACACGAACCCGATTCGTAGCTGCGTAGTGATCTGAGCCTTCCTGCCAATTCATCGCGCCCATACATGGAGAACATGCCAATGACCCCCAAAAAAGTGTTTTTTTTGCGGTACATTTGCAGGTGTCGGCCGATGCGGCTTTCTTCGATTTTCACTTCATTGGATGTCAGTGCGGCCCAATAGTCCTTTGCTAATTGAGGTTCATCCATCGCGGCTAGGGCGATTTTGGGTAGGGATTTTTTGATGCAGAAAACGCAATTTCCCAGGTGCTCATCTATCTCAAGATCAAAAGACTGTGCACCCCACCACTTTATGATGTCGGACTTAGTGTAATCAGATATCTCGGCGAGATAGTAGAGATTATCTTCGACCTTGTTTTTTAGGTGTCCGAGTAAATTACCGGCCAGATTTTCATTGATGCCCCGGCCAGCCTTGAGGTATGAGTAGCCATCTAATTCCGATTCGCGCACGTGACTAATGGCATCAATAAATAGAGAGCTCATGTCCTCGTTGCAATAACCGATCTCTTTTAGGGCTTTGTGGTTTTTATCTCCCCATAGCCTTGCGGGTTCATCAAATCTAATTCCCAACCATGTGTTATATTTTTTGCGTCCAAAGTTGTCCTTGCAGTAATGCAGAAATGGCGCTTGCTTCATCCGATCCGTGCATCTTGCTCCACCAAAATACGGTGTTCCGTATTTTTTAAGCATACCGACCCAACCCTCAAAATCTGGGCGTAATTCGCCCTGCTCAATCAGTCGATACGTTGACGGCTTTCCGTGGCGTTCGTCATACACCACGCGGATGAGATCTATGGGGATATCCCATTCATTGATGATATTTCGGATGAATTTATATGTTCCCGGGTGTTCCAGTCCGGTATCCATAAAGACGTTTCGTGACTGCTTGTTGTTCCAGAAAGAGTGTACCTCCATCTTATTGACTAGATATGCCGACGTTCTTCCGCCGGAGCAACTTACAACATTGATTAGCCCGTTATTAACCACATCGTTTATTTTTCTCACGCCGCATACTCCAGCAACTGCGCGGCCGCGTTTTCTGCTGACTGCTGGGTGGGGAATGATCGGCGCAGGATGAAATTCCAGAGCACGTCGAGTGTAGCTCGGTACAGGTCGTTGAATTCCAGATCGTCCATTTTTGCAAACGAGACAGAGCGCGCCTCGCGCTGGACGCTGCCGTCAGGCATGATGTAGGCGTCGTAATGTCCGGCTTCAACAGTCACCCAGCGTCGGAATGCGTCAAATGATTTTGTAGCGGAGATATTTACGGCGCGCTGGCGACCGGTGGTTTCGCAATACTCATCAGCGACAGCACTGATTGCGTCCTCTGCGCCGGCGTAGCTGGCGAGATAACGCACGAATCCGCGAACGAAATCGCGTTCAGATTGAGAAATGGCGCCGCCGGCTGGCTCCCAGTAGTCAAAACCAAGACCCAGCAGGGAGAAATATTTTCGGTGAAATGCGGGGTTGCGAGCCTTTTTAAACTCGCAACAAATCACTGCACCGACGGCCAGCCGGTTCAGGTATTCGCGGGTGTCAGGTGTGGATGGAACTAATATCCCGCCCGGAGATTTTACTAATGATAACTGCGCCATCGTTCATCCTCGTGATAGCGCAGTAATTTGGGTTGCCGGGTGTTCAGTCCGGCACATTAATTATACGGCTTGTTCCCAGAGTTTACAATTTCATATCCAGCAAGTTTTGCGATATCCAGCAGCGCCGCCAGGCTTGCTACATGCTCATTATCACCAACTATTCTAACGCTAACTATCTGTCCCTGCTCTATCGTTATTAGCGCTCTGCCGTCTGGGAGCCCATCGGCTACAGACTCAATGTCAGACACTAAACCCCCACTCACAACCCACATTATTTATACTGTATATAAAAACAGTATCACTTGGAATACTTGCATCGAACTTAACGACTTCTATCATATTCTTATAATCACTAATGTTATTATACAAAATTGCATAAAATCATTTATATTTTTTATTAATTCTGTTGATAATTAATTTTTACAATAAAAAGGGAGCGTTTAAGCTCCCCTTTTTCTAATCCGTTGTTCACCCGCGCAGCTTCATGTCATGCCACCCCAGGGTGAGCCAGCACGCCGAATCACCCCGCATGCAGCAGCTATCAACCGGCAGCACATCGCCGCACTTACCGCACTGCTGTTTGCTGATGGATTTGATGCGTAGCTTCACCCGCGCATCATCCTGACGGATCAGCATTTGAATGTATTCGTCCATGTCGTATGGCTCACGCCCTGGGCGCCGGGCGGCGCAATTCCGCTGCAGCATCTCAAGTTCATCGGCATCCAGATTCAGCTCGATTTTCTGAATACCTGCCGCCCTCTTCCGCTCGCGCTCTGCGCGTTTGCGGGCCGCTGCCCGCTCACGTGTATCTGTCATGCCGCCATCTCCCCGGTACGGTATTCCGGCAGATTTGCGCGCACTAACGCGCACGCAACTGGCGGACAAACGGCATTACCGCATCGGGCAACCTGATCGGCCTTTGATATGACGCCGCCGTCTTCGTCCCTATCTATGATGTAATCGGGCGGGAAGCCCTGGGCGGCGTACAGCTCATGCGGCTGCAACATACGCATCCCGATATCAACGATCTGATAATCGACGCCTTCTACAGTGACCAGACCGAACCGATCACGACTGACAACGGTATGCATCGGATCGTTAATATCAACGCCCTCTTTCTCGTTGCCGTAATATTTAATGAGAAAGGCGCGCACTTCTCCTACGTGATTTCCGCCGGCGGTAACAGTCGGCATCGGTTCAGTAACGGTCTGGCCGTCTTTGCAGGTGCCGCGCAATTTGATCAGATGTGATGTCACCACCGCGTGTTTTTTCGCCGCCACGACCGTACCCAAGGGCTTTTCAATATCCTGCACACGCGGCTGCCGGCCTGGATGTTCGCCGTAACCAATCGTGATGAGGTTCGCCGCAACAACAGCATGATGATCAACTGTGGTCACGGTATGGGCCGGTTCGTCCACCGCGACGCCGGGGCCGGTGTAATTGCCTCCGTAATGTTTCGCTAGGAACGCGGACACCAGTTGCGACTTGCCACCGCCGCCGGCCGTGATCGTGCCGTTCGGCTCGTCAGCGCCATGCCCCACACTGTTTCCAAACTGGCGGGCGATAACCGGGGCCACAAGCAGGTGTTCAGCTTTGCTCGTTACCGTCGTCAGTGGATCGTGTGCGTCGTATGCCATGCGGTCACCGCCAAACCCTGTCTGCCCGATGCGGGCGATGTATGGAGTTATCAGCGCACTACGCGACTCTTTGAGAATAGTGTTCATTGGCTGATCTACGCTGCGAGGTTTCCCTTGATAAACCGGGCCGCCAGCGCCGACGATGAACGGTGCCGGGTTATCCAGCACGAACCGCTGAATGCCGCGCGCGATACGACGCAGGGTGTTCTCTGCAAGCGGGCGTGAGCGCTCGAAAATCGACGGGCACGGTATCGACCAGTCGATACACTCCGCCGCGGTTCGCCACGGCGCCAGCGTTCCAGCCTGTACTGCCGGGGATTTTGGATCGCCATGAGTTGGTTCCGGCCACGAAACTGGTTTACCGTCGCGCCGGGCAACGACAAAAAGCCGTTTTCTGATTGTCGGCGTGCCGTAATCGCATGCGCGAAGCTCTTTGTGATCTACGTTATACCCAAGCCCGGCGATTAGACGCTGTGCCTCATCGCCATCACGGGTGATTTTCAAAAACTCGCACGCCTCATCAATCGCCGGGTGATCGTGAGGGACGCCGGTGCTGAGCATCCCGATAAACCCCTGAAACGTTTCTCCCGCACGCATCGTGTCCGGGTATAAATGCCCATTCCCGTCAGCAACCAATGGCCCCCATCCCCTGAATTCTTCTACGTTCTCCATCATCAGCACGCGTGGGCGCACGGCCAGCGCCCAGCGCAGAACTACCCAGGCCAAACCGCGAATTTCTTTTTTAACCGGCGTCCCGCCTTTCGCTTTTGAGAAGTGTCGACAATCAGGGGAAAACCACCCCAGCAAAACAGGCAGACCGCCGGTCGAAACGACCGGGTCAACGCTGAAAATATCCTCGGGATAATGCAGCGTGCGCGGGTGGTTCATTGCGTGCATTGCCATTGCTACGGGGTTGTGATTCATCGCTATGTGCGGCTCAAAACCCAGTGCTTGTTTGATTCCCTCACAACTACCGCCACCGCCAGCAAATCCAACGACGACCAGCCCGTTTTCTGCATCAGGGCGAGCAACCTCTATCTGCTGACGGCGCGCCAGCATGTGGGCCGTGCGCTGAATGTCGGCGGGGTTTTCGCGACGCAAAAACATTGCATTCATGTGGGATAGGAGCGCCTCGCGGCGCTCATTGTTCATTGGATGTGCGGGGATCACTGATGATGCGCACTGTAAAACCTCGGTGGGCCAGATACTCATGCTGATATCCCTTTAACAAATATAATCCAGTGGGTTTTGTCGTTTTTGCCTGTGCGCTGCCAGATGACCGGTTTTTCGTCCGTGAGCGACAGCACCTGGCTGACGGGGATCTGGGTTTCGTTCCATTTGAAAATGAATACCCCCCCCCTTGCCGGAGCACGCGGAATCCTTCGGCAAAACCAGCGCGCAGGTCATCACGCCAAGTGTCCCGGTCCAATTTTCCGTATTTTTTGCCCTGCCAGCCGTTAGGGCCAACACGCTCCAGATGCGGCGGATCGAATACAACGACAGAGAATGACTCAGCGAAAAACGGTAAAAAACGGAAATCCGCTATCACGTCCGGGCTGATAATCAGATGCCGGCCATCGCACAGCGTGTGCTGTTCACTGCGAATGTCGCTAAAAACTGCACGCGGGTCCGCTTTGTCAAACCAGAACATTTTTGAACCGCAACACATATCGAGGATTTGATGTACGTCAGGCATGATCCACCTCCCGCACCAGCCGATCACCATCAATCGCCAGCCTGGTGTCGAAAATGTTCAGGCGCCCACGGAACGGATAGAGCGGAATGGGTCGGGCGTCGGCAAGCTGAAATCCTACTGGACCGAAAAACCACGGTGACGGGCTGCTTTCGCATGTGCCGGTGAGCGTCGCATAGCCGACAATGCCGCCTTTATCCATCATTTCAAATGATGGGATCGCTGGTGCGCCAGCAAACTGGGCGACACGCATCGCCTCACGCCACTCAGCAGGGGTCGGCATTGTCGCTGCGGCATGAATCAGCACTTGCCCGCGGTATTTCGTGTGCCAGCTACGGTTCTCGATGTCTTTGTAGCCATTGACGATAAGCCAGGCCCAGGGCTGTCTGATAGATAGAGCTTTCATAGAACACGCCCCGTAGTCACCATTTTCGTAGCGTCAGGGAAATGGTCTGGCTGAGGAGCGGCGGCAAGAACTAATTCACACCCCCACGAATTTAACGCGCACACATCGTCATGGTTATAGTTGACCACATTTATTTCTGGGAATTTGTCGATTATCTCCAGGGGAACCAGCGCCCAACCATCCGGAATTACCGGAGAGTTGCCAGACAAATCAGCACGTCCTTGCCAAGCAATCCAGCCGACCCCCATAGCAAAATCCATGTAATCAGGGTTATCCGGGTCGCCATTTTTTGCCCTGCGCGTGTCTATGCTGTCGCCAAGGTAATTTTCGATGAATGCCTCATAAGCGGCGCGCTCGCTGTCTTTCAGCGGCCCAACAAGCGCACCATCTGGGCCTTTCTGCGCCAGCATTTGAGGTGCGGCCTGTTTCAGTAGTTCTACATCCGCATCGATCGCAGCATTCCACGGCTCAGCGACATCATCAGTAACGCGCCCATGCGGCAGTGTGCTGCACGTCCAGCCGCTCGGTTCGGCCCGGGTGTATTTCAGGTCTTCCAACTGAGAAATAATTTTTTCTGTCGATGCCGGATTGCGTAATACGTGATTTTCCTCACCCAGATCTTTGGCTGCGCGTCGAACCCGGTTCATCGCCTCGGTGAGCTCTCGCATATCGAACTTCAGACGTTCAATTTCACTACCCTGCCGCTCAATTTCACCGGCGGCGTAATTAAGAACTCTACGTTCGTCAGTTGATTCAGCCTTGATTGCTGCGGCCCTGATAGCGCTGGATAGCGCCTCTTTGGTTAATTCGGTCATTGGTTTTGCCTTATTTCTTGAGATGTTCCCGCCAGTGGTTCAGGCGGCGTTTAAAGTGGTCCCGGTGCCGCTCCGCAACGCGGCCTATTTCCGCTTCCACCTGGTGACGGTCGGTCTTGCCGTCGATCAGGGCGTGAATCAGTTGATTGGCCCGCAGGTCCAGCCATTCCATTTCCCTGCATTCAGCGGGCCATGATCCGCGGTTGTGTGGCAGCCCATCAGGTAGATAATCGGACTGCCTCGTCATTTGCCGCCGGCCGTCTTCGAGCGCTGCAGATAAACGGGGTCTACGTTGCTGAGCCGGTATTCGGTGATGCCGACATCGCGGCTTTCGATATCAACGCTGGGGCTTTTCATCATCGAGCTGATGCGCACGGCCAGCGCGCGACGGCTTATCGTGTGCTCAGGGTGTTGGGTCGTGATGATTTTCAGCATTGCGTCGCAGCTGAGCCAGCGGCCAGACATCACTGCGATCAGTGATTCCAGCGGCAGCGTGTTTGCATAGCGATACTGCGTAGATTCGGTCTTGCGGCGCGGCTGGGATTTGGGGGCCAGCTCGCGCGGCTTGACGACGGGGATCGGCCGGGGGCGTGGAACATATACGGAGCGGCTGACGGCGCGGGCGCGCCAGTTCATTTGCCACAAAATAACGGCGGTGTGATCGCAGCCATCATCAATCATGCCGGCTCGCTTTGCGAAAACAACTTCAGTTTTGTTGGTGGTCATTGGTTTTGCCTTATTTTTGGGTTGGCGCTGGTCAGGCGCGGTTTAAGTTTAAAAGGGTTGAATCGGCTCTTTTTTGCTGTACCGCCGCTCGCGGTGCTGCGGTGCTGCTGATTGCGATTTTCTCTGTGCGATATCCTCCGGCGTTGTGTCTACGAAATACCCGTCTCGCAGCAGCGTGTATGCTGTGCCGGACGGCCCCTCGCGGTTCATCCGCAATATCAATTCGGTCAGTTGGGGGTCTGCGTTCTCGTTATAGACCGAGTCGCGATACAGCCCGATCCATACGTCACAGTCTTGCTCAATTTGCCCCGTGTCGCGGCTGTCTGACGGCAGCGGTCGTTTATCTGCACGCTGTTCAAGCGCGCGGTTAAGCTGGGTCAGCAGCAGTACAACGCAGTCCAGTTCTTTCGCCAGCGCTTTGAGCCCCTTCGTGATCTCGCCGTAGCTGATATCCCGACGCTCTGCCTGCTCACCCCTCATCAGCGTTAGATAGTCGACGGCGACCAGCCCGACAGAGCCGCGCTGGCGCTTTATCCGGCGGCACTCGCTGACGATGTGAGCCAGTGATACCGACGGGGTGTCGTCGAGCATCAGGTTTGTTTCCGCCAGCTCCTGGGCTTTTGCCATCGCGCGGGCCATATCCATCTCGTCTGTCGCGCCGGTATAAAAAATTTCTGATTTAACCCCGGCCTCCTGGCTGACCAGTCGCTCAACAATGCCACGCGCGGTCACCTCCAGCGAAAACGCCAAGGTCGGCAGCCGGTGATTCAGCGCAAAGTGGCCGATCACCCTGTTGTAGAATGCGGTTTTACCCATTTTGGGTCGCGCGCCGGCTACAATCAGTGCGCCACGCAGGGTATATTTGGGCGCCATAATTTCGTCCAAACCGGAAACGCCCAGCGTCAATCCCCCGGCGTTTGGGTCTGTGTATCGCCGATCGACATCGTCCATCCATTCAGTTAGCACATCAGCGAACGGGCGCAGGCCGCCGCGCTTGCCGCCGCCGGCGTGCTCAAATGTCTGGCCCATGATTTGCTGGATTGACGCCAATTTTTCATCAACCGGCTGGCCGTCTCCGGCCATGATGATTTCAGTGCAAGCGATCAGCTGGCGCTGCGTGTACCGAGCGATCGCTTTGTCTCTAACGATGCGCGCGTACGCCAGTGTGTTCGCGGCCGCCGGCACCCGGCAGATTTCCATCAGGTAGCCGAATCCGCCCACCAATTCGGCGTCGTTGCTGGTTTTTAGCTCCGCCGACAGCGTGACGGCGTCCGTCGGCCTGTCGGTTTTTGCCAGCGCCAGTAGCCCGCGATAAATCCGCTGGTGAGCTATCGAGTAAAACGATTCCGGTTTGAGCATCGACATAACTGCCGCCCGGCGCTCTTCGTCATCGTTCAGCATCAGGCCGCCCAGCACTGCCTGCTCTGCATTGAGGTCATGCGGTGGTAAAAAATCAGTCATGTGATGCGGTCCTGTAACTGTCCCAATCAAAAATCAAAACGGCGGAGCTTTCCATCACGCGATCCATTGCCCGGTACCCCAGAAATCCGTCCATTTCGGCCCGGGTGTGATTGCTGATCAGGATGTTCGGCAGCATGCGTTCATAGCGGGTGTTGATGACCTCTGAAACTAACAGGCGCTCCGAGTCCGTGCCGTGCTGCATGCCGATTTCGTCAATGACTAACAGGTCTTTTTCGCAATAAAAACTGAGCACATCATACTCAGTCCTGTCGCTGCCCTGGCGCCACGAGTCACGCATTGCGCGGATGATTCGCTGGGCTGTCGTCATGTACGTGTCTACGTCATGCCGTTCAATCAGTGCACGCATGACAGCCACGGCCAGATGCGTTTTTCCGGTGCCGGGGCGACCGGTCATCACTAAACTTGAGCCGTTTTCATAAATCTGTTCCCATTCGTCGACAAACCGGCAGCACACCGCCAGGTTACTGTCCGCCTGCCCGTTAACCCTTGTGAAATTCTGCAGTGTCGACCGGATGAATCGGCGCCCCACCCCGCAATCGGCAGCCAGAAATTCGGAAACGTCGGTGTTGGTCGCTGTCATCGTGATTCACCCCTGATTTTCCAGTTGATACCAGCGTTGCCGTACTGGCGCGCCAGCATGTCCTGCGTTGTGTCGGATGGTTTCTGCGGGCGCTGCGCAGGTACTGGCGCTGCTGCAACCTCCCAGCCGTTTTCGAATTCGCGGCTGGTACCGTAAAACCGCTGCGCTTGCATGACATACGGCGTCCCGATTTGCCCCTTTGCTGCGCAGAACGCGGCGTAACGCTGAGTGCCAGCCAGCAGTTCATCAGCGTTCACGCCGTCTTTGATGCGGGCCTGCCAGTGTTTGAATGCGTGGTTTTTTGGGTTTGACCCCTCGCGTTTTGGATACGCTGACCAGCACAGTTCAAATTGTTCCAGATAGTTTCCCTTCGCTGTTTTTTTGCTCGTAGCGCATATATCTGATGGATCAGTTATTACTGATGGATCAGTTATTACTGATGGATCATGTCCCCCAGATTCTGACGGGTGAAAACCCGGTTTTTTGTCAGATCCTGACGGGTGAGACGCGTATGAAGAGTCAGATTCTGACGTGTCAGGAATTGACGTGTCAGATTCTGACGGGTGAGAATTGCGGTTCCTAAGCTCTCTAACTTTCTGCCGTTCCGCAAATGCGATCGACTCCAGGCGGTCAACGTTGAGAGCGTAAACGTTAGAGGTATTCCGGTTCCCTTTGCGACGATTCTCCCGCACCAGCCAGCCGTCCGCCTCCAGCTCGCTGATCGCCGTCCTGACGGTGCTTTCCCCAGCGCGTAGTTGCCGAGCTATTGTTTTCATGCCGGGATAACTCATGCCTTCATCGTTAGAAAAATCCGCCAGGCGCGCCATAATCAGTAATTTTGTGCCACCGATTCCAGATGCTGCACACGCATCCCAGACGTAACCAAGAATTTTACTGCTCACGTCACACCCCCAACGCCTCAGCAATCACCCGGCATGCATCCTGATACTGCTCCGGCGTTAATCCCTCTGTGAGCAACTCAGCCTTGCGCTGCTCGTACTGTTCCCACACCGAGCGCGCAGCTTCGCGACGCGCTTCAAAAATTGGCACGATATCTGCGATATGCGCCGGGTTACCGTTTAGACGGTAACCATTGCAATACGTGATAGTGGTCATTGGTTTTGCCTCGGTTTAAACGGTGGTCAGCCGTTGTTGTAGCACTGGCGCCACAGCCGCTATCGCCGCGTTTGCTGTCGCCAATCGCTGTGACATGTCACAGTCTCCAAGCAATATCGCTATCACGGCCTCGAAAAACTCACGGATAGCGATCGCTACTAAATACATCGCGCTGGATTCCAGCCGCGCCCGGCGCTCTGCTGGTAATGCCCGCTTAATAGCTGGCGCCAGCGCCTGAATTTTTCTGTCAGCTGCCCGCGTGTCGCTACGCAGCCATCTGAAAATCTGCTGCCGGTTGTTGTTGATGGCCCGCCAGACGTCGCCGCACTCGATATCGTGCAACTTGATACCCGGATGACCTCCCAGCTCCGCCAGCGCCCGCGATATCTCTATCGCTACGCGTTCCTGCCCCGCTTCTGCGGCCCAATCCTCAATCTCGTTTTTTAAATCCCTAACATCCATTTCCCGCGTCTCCTACGCATTGATTTTTGATAATCAGATTTTGGGGTTAACACTGGTATCGTTATGACGCTGATAGAGCGCAGGGTCATAACGCAGCGCACCGTTGGTTACGCGGTCGAGTCGCGCGGCGCGCCGCTCAGGGATTAAATCACCCCAGGCGCTGGCTGAAGGGAGTTTTACACCAGCAGCCTCGGCCAGCTTGGTGAGGTTGCCGAAGTACTTAATGGCATCGGTTTTAAACATGCGAAACACCTCCTGTTAGATTTAACTGACAAGCTAGATGTTTGAGATAACTAAGTCAAGAAAATTTAGAATTAACTAACTATGAATACACCCGGCCAGCGCATTAGAGCGCGAAGAAAAGAGTTAAAACTAACGCAGCGCGCGCTTGCAAAGTTAATCAAGGTTTCCCACGTGACCGTGTCGCAATGGGAAACTGATGATAGCGAAGCTGGCGGCAAGAACCTTTTCGCCCTAAGTGAAGCACTTCAGTGCTCGCCGACATGGATTCTATACGGCGATGAAGATAAGTTTCCGGGAGAGGCTCTGCCCACCCCCAGAGAGTTGGATGAGAGGGAGACGGAGCTGGTGAGGCTATTTTCAGCGCTGCCAGAGTCCGAAAAGGAAAAGCACCTTGCCGATTTGCGCGAGCGAGTGGATGGCTTTAATCGGCTATTCGAAGAACTCCTCAGGGCAAGAAAGGAATCAAAATAATCCCTTGTAATTTTAATTACTTGGGATTTTTCTCGCCCATTTTGTTCGTTATATCTAAATTTAGCGTTGACTAATCTGTTCGTTTTATCTAAATTAACTCCAACGACAGCGAACAGGCAGGACGCCCACGAAGTAGCCGCTACCGGCGCACGAATAGGTAGATGATTCGCACCAAGGCAAAACCAATGACCGCAGTAGTTTGGGTAATGAGTTCTGACAGCGGGAAAGACTGCGCTAACACCAGAGGTTCGGTCGTAAGTTCTGGCCTGATTGGGTCGGTGAAGCGACGCCGGATAGCGTAACCGGCATGAATTAAGGCCCAGCCACATCCGGCAGGGTCAACAGTTCGGAACGGGTCGCCCCACCTAGCATTACGGGTGGTGTGTTCTGGAGAAGGTGATCGACAAGTAGCCCTCCCTGTCACGGCAGTGAACGCGGTTTCGCACCACATCCCGCGCAAAGAATGCCCCGTGAGGCTCAAAGTGCCGTCAGGCCCACGTTACGGGCCACCAAATTCAAACTGGATGGCTTACTACTTCAAGACGGTCTTCATAAATGTCCACCAAGTAGCGCCCCGAGGCGATGGCCGTGGTGTTGGTTCGAGTCCAGCAGGTGCTCTTATCGTTGTGGTTATCAGGTGATCGGCGGGAAACCCTACCCGCCGCCCGGTTCGACTCCGGGCGTCACAACCAAATCACGTTAGGACCGTGATCCTTGCCAGTAAGCTGTGTGTGAGACCTTGGCGGTGCGGGTTGTTCCTTTCCCATATCCGCCCTTTTTCACACCACAGTGCACTCTGATAATTCGGTTTTAAAAGGCCAGAGTGTGTTGTGTTGTGAAGCAAAAAAGCCCGCTTGCGCGGGCTTCTTCACCCCGATCGGCGACCAAACCTTTCGGGAACAGCGCGGGAACCACCCCGCGCCGAGGCAAAACCAATGACAACCGAGGGCCGCCACTGGTAGCCCCAGTATAAAGGGATCGCTATGAAAGCGCCAGACATCACCGTCAAGCTATACATCCATCACAACCAGTTTAATCCCGTCCCGTTTGTTGCTACGTGTGACATGTCACAGTGGGGTGGGTTAACACTCATTGATGTGCGTGAAATCACGATCCCCGCTCCGCAGCTGTCCGCAGGTGAAATCACGCAAAAACGCGTCGAACAGCTGCGCCGCCAGCAATCCAGCATCATTGATTCAGCGCACGTGCAGGCATCGGCGATTGAGGACCAGATCAAAAACCTGCAATGCATTGAGCACTCCCCCGCGGCCATGACCAGCCGCTAATCACATATAAGACAAGGCAAAACCAATGAACATAACGAAAGAGCAAGTGAAGGCATGGGACGCATGCCGTGGCGGTTACGCGTGGTTTCTGGAGAAGTTCCCGCAGGGCGGTGTATACGCTGCCGTGCATCAGGCATTGATTGATGACAATCGGTTTGTTGATGCCCAGTGGCTGGTTGACAAGATGTACAGCTCGTACTGGAACGACCCGTCATTTCCGAAAGCGGAAACCGCGGCCACCGACAAACTGACTGGATCCCTGAACAGCATGGAGTTTCCGTCAGCTGATGTTGATGGCGATAGTGATGGTGATTCCAGCGGTGTCCGGGCACGAATCGGCTCCAGCGGTGTCCGGGCACAAATCGGCTCCAGCGGTGACGAGGCACAAATCGGCTCCAGCGGTGACGAGGCACAAATCGGCTCCAGCGGTGACTGGGCACGAATCGGCTCCAGCGGTGACTGGGCACGAATCGGCTCCAGCGGTGACTGGGCACGAATCGGCTCCAGCGGTGTCCGGGCACGAATCGGCTCCAGCGGTGACGAGGCACAAATCGGCTCCAGCGGTGACGAGGCACAAATCGGCTCCAGCGGTGACGAGGCACAAATCGGCTCCAGCGGTGACTGGGCACAAATCGGCTCCAGCGGTGACGAGGCACAAATCGGCTCCAGCGGTGACGAGGCACAAATCGGCTCCAGCGGTGTCCGGGCACGAATCGGCTCCAGCGGTGTCCGGGCACGAATCGGCTCCAGCGGTGTCCGGGCACGAATCGGCTCCAGCGGTGACGAGGCACAAATCGGCTCCAGCGGTGACGAGGCACAAATCGGCTCCAGCGGTGACGAGGCACAAATCGGCTCCAGCGGTGACTGGGCACGAATCGGCTCCAGCGGTGTCCGGGCACGAATCGGCTCCAGCGGTGACGAGGCACAAATCGGCTCCAGCGGTGACGAGGCACAAATCGGCTCCAGCGGTGACGAGGCACAAATCGGCTCCAGCGGTGACTGGGCACAAATCGGCTCCAGCGGTGACGAGGCACAAATCGGCTCCAGCGGTGACGAGGCACAAATCGGCTCCAGCGGTGTCCGGGCACGAATCGGCTCCAGCGGTGTCCGGGCACGAATCGGCTCCAGCGGTGTCCGGGCACGAATCGGCTCCAGCGGTGACGAGGCACAAATCGGCTCCAGCGGTGACGAGGCACAAATCGGCTCCAGCGGTGACGAGGCACAAATCGGCTCCAGCGGTGACTGGGCACGAATCGGCTCCAGCGGTGTCCGGGCACGAATCGGCTCCAGCGGTGACGAGGCACAAATCGGCTCCAGCGGTGACGAGGCACAAATCGAAGCGTCTGGTACTAATAGTGTTGTGGCTGCCGCGGGAAGCATTGGATACATCCTGCTGGGTGAAGGCGGGTGCGCCGCCGTTCCGTACAGCGACGGTGAGCGGACTCGGTTCGCTATTGCGTATGTCGGCGAAAACGGCATCAAGGCCGGGGTTAAATACACCTTGAATGATGCGGGTGATTTTGTGGCGATGGAGGAATAACAGAATGGATATGTATATTGCATCGCTCGAACCGAAAAAATCGGCACTCAAGAATGGAGCCAAAGCAATGGCGACACTTGTCGAGGCGAAAAACCAGAAGCTGGCCGCAATGAAAGCAACGATGTTGCTTGAAGAGCTTCACCCAGGCGCAAGTGACAATTTTTTTAATCCGACCATTACGGAGGATCGTGTCGGTTCACCCCGTCCCGGCATTGGATTTTTTAGCACCGACTTTATGGACGAAAACGAACTAATCGATGGTGTGTGGACACGCAAGCCAGACCCGGCCCCGGCCCCCACACGCCCCACTGAGTTGTCGTTGCAGGAGAAAATCGCAGCGCTGGTGTTGCTGGGTAAAGTGGACTTGGATGACCACGACTATTCTCTCGTCCTCGATTTTTTTGCTGACGATGAATCAGGCGATGACGACACGCACACTATCGTTAACGTGCTCTCACAATACCCAGCGGTGGCCGCAATGTACCCGGTTCGCGTAACTGAGCTGGTGGCGGCGATTGAGAAAAAATTCAACCCGCCGATCGACGCGGCGGCGGCCAGTTCGTTCGTCAACAGCTGGATATACGGAACAGCCGAGCGCCCCACTCATAGCGCGCCGCCGGCAACCGCACCAGTAGTCGAGCGCGTGTGGACGAACATGGATCGACTGGACATTGGAATAGCGTCGTGCATCGTAACTGATGCCGACACGTTTGATGGCGTGTCCGCCTCTGATGTGGCCCGGGCGAAGGAGCTGGCTAAATCTGACGACCAAATGTTTCAACGCTGGTCGGTGGCGATCCGGCTGCAAAATGGTGCCCTGTCAATTCCCGGTGATGTGCTGCTGGGGCTGCTGCGCGAAGCGAAAAAGCGCCCCGAGTTGCTCAATGACGCGAACGCGCGCCAGCGTCTGGCTGACAAGTATTTGGCTGTATGGCGCGAGGGCGCGGTGGCTCATGACAATCAGCATGATGGCGACGACGCGCAACAGGCCGGGGCGGCTATCGCCACACGGCAGCTCGATCAGCAACCCGATATCCAGAATCTCGGCGGCGGGCGGCTCTCTATCGACGGATTGATCGGCCCCGAATCTAGCTCCTCAAATCAGGGAGAAAAAACGGAAGCGAGCGAACCGGAACCGGAGCCGGCGGCCAGCGTCGCGCAGCAGGCCCGCCAGGCGCTTGATGAAATGGGCTACGGGATTTATGCGGGCGATGCGGACACCATCGCCCAATCAGTGCCGTCAGAGGTCACTGTTACGCCTGATGCTGGCGCCAGTATCGCCAGTGCTACACCGGCGGAGACAACTGATGCGTCAGCGAGAATGGAACGCTATCTGTCGGCGATGAAAGATGATCAAGCGAAAGCGAATCTTGCTATCTGGAATCGCGTTCAGCGCACTGATCCTGCGTTTGTTAAAAAGAATGATTACGGCGCCGGGCTGAGTTCAATCAAGGCGCAATACATCCTAATGCGTGCAACCGAGGTTTTTGGGTTGGAAGGCATTGGTTGGGGTGTTGAAATCAAGGAGGAGCGCATAGACAAAGGCGTCCCGCTGCTGGAGCCGATACAGGACCAGTCCGGGAAAGTTGTCGGGCAACGGCCGGTCAGGGATGGCGACGGCTCGCTGTTCTGCCTGTCCGTGCACACAATCAGAATTGACCTCTGGTACATCTGGAACGGTCAGCGCGGATCAATTCCATCATACGGGCACACTGATTACATCACCAGTGGCAAGGATGGAAGGCTGAGCATGGAAAAGGAAGCGGCAAAGAAAAGCCTCACTGATGCAACCGTCAAAGCCCTTTCTCACCTCGGTTTTGCCGCAGACGTTTACATGGATATGCATAGCGACGGCGCATATACAGCTGAACTGGACGTTGAATTCGGCATCAAGCGGGCCAGTGAAAAAGCGGTTGATGTCACCCGCCTGCGCGAAGAGCTGGACGAAAAACTGGGGCGCGCCGCAGAAACCATTAAAGCGGCCGTTAGCGGAAACGAGGCGGCCAAGGTTTACGGTGTGTTGGCGCGTGAGGTTGAGGTCCATCGCAAGAACGCGGAAGCAAAAGGCGACAGTGAACACGCTAGATATCTTGCTGGCCGCCTGCGCCGCCTGAACGACCTGAAAGATACCCGCATTGCGGAATTGAAAGCCAAAGAGGAAGAGAAATCATGAGTACTACAGCTATCGCAATTGCCGCCGATATGGCAAAACTCCAGCACCTGCTGGAAACATCAGATGAACTGACCCCGGAAATGATCGCTGACACGATGGCCGGGCTTGAAATTGAGCTTTCCGAAAAGATGGACGCCATCATGATTCACGTCCGCAACCTTCAGGGCCAGGCAAAGACGTGCGACGAAGAAGCCAAGCGACTGACAGACCGCAAGCGCTCGTTTGAAAACCGGGAAAAGCAGCTGAAAAAATACGCGCTGGATTGCTTGCTGGCTGCCGGTCTGTCATCGCTCAAGACGCCGCGCAACACGTTCACTGCGCGCAAGGGGGTTGCTAGCGTCATCATCGACAATGAAAGCTTGCTACCTGACGAGCTGGTTACAGTCCAAACGCTGGTTGCTCCGGACAAAAAGGCCATCAAGGAGGCAATCGATGCTGGCGTTGACGTCCCCGGCGCTCACATTGAGATCGGGCAGCAGTCGCTGCAGGTCCGCTGACCACCCCGCACCGAGGCAAAACCAATGATGAAACGGACTCACCACCCGCACAAGCCGACATACCTCACCCTGCCAGACGGCAGGGTTGGCCGAATTGTTACCCATCACAGGGCGGATGTTTATTACGACCTGCCGGAGGATGTGCGCATAAGCAGCAGTCCCCCGATTGTCGAAAAACGTATTATTGATAATCAAAAATAATACGGCATCGCAAATAAAATAGCGACCTTCTTAATGGAGGTCACTATGTATAAAAAATGGCAACAGGGCATCTGCCTATTATCTGATTTCGACGTCAAGATCGGCCGCCTGGCATGTAGCGTCAGAAATAAAACACTGACACAGCATGATATAGATAATGCCTGCCATGATGCCGATGAAATAATAAAATCATTGGGGAGAAATAATGAACACAGAAAACGCCCTATTAAGCGACGAAGAATTGATCGAGCTGACGGGTTATAAATATCCATCGAAGCAATGCGCCGCACTATCACGATCAGGTATCTCGTTCATCAAACGCCGAAACGGGCGGCCTGGCGTCACCTGGGCGGCGATTAACGCAAATCTCTCAGCAAGCGCAAAACAAGTCGAAAGAGAAGAAGAACAACCCAACTTTGATGCAATGTAATATGCCAAGAAAACGCAAGGATCCCCGCGATAACGCATTGCCGCCACGCGTATATCGCGGGAAAAGCAAATATGAATTTCACCCTGTGGGTGGTGGCTCAATATCACTATGTCCATTGGACTCTCCCATACCATTAATATGGGAGAAATACCAAGAGGCGAGTAATTATCATGAAGAAAAATTCACTCTGGATCGATTGACGCAACGATTTATGCATTCGCCTGACTTTTTAGATCTCGCAATTGAAACACAGAAGGATTATCGAAAGTATTCAACAAAAATTAGCCCTGTATTCGGTTCCATGTCTCCAGATTCAATTAAGCCTGAGCACATCAGGAAATACATGGATAATCGTGGGGTAAAAAGCAAGACTCAAGCTAACAGGGAAAAGGCGTTCATGTCTCGCGTTTACAGGTGGGGGTATGAACGCGGGTTGTGCAAAGGAAATCCGTGCAAGGGCGTGAAGCAATTTAAAGAGGTCGCGCGGGATAGGTATGTTACTGATGATGAATATAACGCGCTTTATTCTGTTGCTCCGCCCGTTGTTCAAATTGCAATGGAGATCGCTTACCTTTGCCTGGCAAGGCAGGGGGATGTACTGGCGCTGACGGAAAAGCAAATTTTGGACGAGGGTATATTTATTGCTCAGGGTAAGACTGGCGCAAAGCAAATCAAGGCATGGACGGATAGATTACGGACTGCAGTAATTAACGCCCGAAACCTGCCACTAAAAGACGGCATCAGCAGCATGTATGTAATCCACCAGGCGACTGGCGGCCGATACACCCGTGACGGTTTTAACAGTAGATGGCAGCAGGCCAAAGAAGCGGCGGTGCTGGCGTTCCCCCATTTAAGTTTCGATTTCACGTTTCACGACCTGAAAGCGAAAGGGGTTTCAGATCTGGATGGCACGCTGGCAGAAAAACAAGCGATTTCCGGGCACATGACTATCGGGCAAACTGCACGCTATGACCGAAAAATACCCATTGTTCCGGTAGTGGGTGGTCAGAATAAAAAGTCAAAATAA